GCAACTATCGTGCCAGAGTGGCAGCGTGGCCAACTTGGCATGATTCTTGCTAGGGCAACTATCGTGCCAGAGTGGCAGCGTGGCACGCTTCTTGCTTGGCCTAGCAAGTTCTATGCCAGCGGCTGCGGGCTGGCAGGTTGGCACGATTCTTGCATGGCAAGCAAGTTCTATGCCAGAATGCTTAGGAGGGTGGCCCTCTTTTTTCCGGCCATACCCCCAAAAAGGATTCCAATGGTCCAGCGGGCGGGGGGCCCACTCAGACAGCAAGTTCGTCAAGCCTCCTGTTTACCAAGAAACCCGGACCCTCAAATTTTTTTATAAAATGTCGTCAAGATGACAATGTACTACTTTAGTTAATCGCGGTGTCTGGCTGTTCTAACATTGGCCATGTTAGTGAACCGGTTTGATGTTACGTCGGTGGTTTTTGACAAGTACCGACGCTTTTCTCTAATTAGAACTAAAGTTAATCTGCGCCATGGGTTCGCCTTGTTCCAGTGGGGGGAAATCATAGGTATCCCGACGAAAACAGTATCGGATGTTCAAGCGTTTTAACTCTATCTTTATTTATTTTATTAAAAAAAAAAAAAAAAAAAAAAAAAAAAAAATAACAATATATACCCCGACACCCATCCTACCCTACACAGTTATTGTCGGGACACCGCATGGAATAAGGGCTGCCGCCAAGTTAACCACGACAAGTAGTGTGTAGGATGTCCACGACGACTGTTTGGTTTTTTCGGAGTTTGCCTCTCAGTTGACGGGATACATTCCTCAATTTTGCTTTTAGGGCGATAAGTCGGGGATAAATGTGTTGTTGTATGCAGGAAGAGTGCAAATTTCAAGGATAACGATGACTCAAAGAATGAACCCGCAAACCAACCAGCCTTTTAAGCGGGGTGATGAGCGCGAAGATGGCCGGTTGTTTTATAAGTACACCCGCAGACTGAAGGCGGACGGAACCTATGTTGAGATTTGGCTTGTCCCCGAATCACTTGATCGTGTCCGCAACAAGGATAAGTCGCTACGGATGGGCAAGTACGTCCGAACTTCTGACCGACTACCTAAAGGGTGGTTGAACATGATTACTGACCCGGAAGAGTTGGCTTTGTGCCGAAAAGCGTATCGTCAAATGCGCCGCCAACCAGTCACGTTGGAGAAACTCCATGAGACGTTAGGTGATTTCCCCTTGATGGTCAGGTTGCTGACCCCCTTCACCAGCGATTTCAATGGGGTTTGACGCGCGCATCCCGGTGCCCACCACAAAGGGCTGGCTGCCGGCGGGAATGATTCAGGTTGGTGATGAGGTGTTCGGGCAGAATGGCCGGCCAGTCAAGGTCACGTTGGTTCAGAAGTACACGCCGCGCAAGTGCTTCAAGGTCTGGATGAAAGATGGCCTGACCTTGGTGGTAGACGGGCGCGCAGGGATTCCGGCGTACTCCTACATTGAGTTCACCTCGTTGCGGCTGTGGAGCGCCAGCAGGATATTGCCAAGAAAGGGCACGGTCACACCCAAAAACGCGGAGAGCATCATGCGCAGAGAGGCGGGCCGCTGCCGCATCCCTGTGTGTCAACCGATCCGCCCCATAGAGGCTGCGCTGCCAGTTGACCCGTATGTGTTCGGCCAATGGATCATGGAGCCAAGGGAGCGGCGGCGCATGGCCCAGACGACGATCAGCCGCGAACTCATGGAGCGGTATGCGATTGTGCCCAACCGAATACCGGAAGAATACCTGTTTGCGTCCTTTGAGCAGCGGCTGGCGTTGCTGAGGGGCATACTGAGCAAGAAGCCCAAATGTTTCAACAAAACAACAACCCTGTTCTCTCTGGCCGTGATGGATCAGACCTTGGCCCGGCAGATTCAGAATCTTGTGGAGTCGTTCGGGATGCGCAGTTCCATCGTCTACAACAAACACAGCTTCTATTTTCGTGTCAGCTTCAGGAGCTTTATGAGACTGATCGAAGATCAGCTGCCACCAAACAAGCCACTGGACCTAGAGTACCGGCGCGTCCGGCGCGTGGAAGATGCGCGGGTCAGGGAGTGCGTGTACTTGAAGACTGAAGACCCAGCAAATGCAATCCTCGTCAGCGAGGGATTTATCACTTTGATACCATGACACCAGCACAAGAGAAGATTCTGGCCGACTTTGCGGCCAAAAACAAAGGTTGGCCAAAAGAGGCGCTTGACTTCGCGCTGTGGAAGGTGCGTTGGCACCTGACCGCCCTCCCTCACCAACGAGAGCCCGAGGACAACGAGTACGATACGTTCTTGCTGTTGGCCGGGCGCGGATCGGGCAAGACCCACACGGCATCGAACTGGATCGGCCTGCGCGCGGCGGAGTTTGACAAAACGCGCTGGTTGGTGACAGCGCCAACCTCGAACGACATTCGGGCCACTTGCTTTGAAGGGGACTCGGGGTTGCTCAACATCGTCCCGCAGTCGCTGATCAAGGACTACAACAAATCGCTGTTTGAGCTTACGTTGAAGAATGGGTCAATGATCCGTGGCATCCCGGCCTCCGAGCCGGAGCGCTTCCGGGGTACACAGTGGCACGGCATGTGGGCGGACGAGTTGTGTGCGTTCGAGTACATTGACGATGCGTATGACCAGATTCAGTTCACGCTCCGTCTGCGCGATCCCCGCATCGAGCGGGTGCAGTCGATCATCACCACCACACCCAAACCCTTGGAGCTGATCACCGACTTGAATGAGGGCAAGGTGGGTGGCGATGTGTACGTCTCCCGTGCCAGCTCTTATGACAACCGCAGCAACTTGTCCGCCACGTTCTTCAAACAACTGGAGCAGTATGAGGGCACCGACCTTGGCAAGCAGGAGATTTACGGTGAAATTCTGGACCCAGAGAACGCGGGTATTGTCAAGCGCAAGTGGTTCAAGATGTGGCCGGCCAACCGACCAACCCCCACGTTGGAGTACGTGATTGCCTCGTATGACCCCGCCGCGTCGGAGAAAACGCACAATGACCCGACAGCCTGTGTGGTGTTTGGCATCTTTGAGCGTGAGGACGCCGGCACCTGCGCGATGATCCTTGACGTATGGGACGAGCATTTGTCCTATCCTGAGTTGCGCCGCAAGGTGCGCGATGACTACAAGGAAGTCGTTTACGGTGCGGACAACACATTCGCCAAAGGCAAAAAGGCGGACTTGATCTTGCTGGAAGACAAGAGCGCTGGCATCTCGCTGATCCAAGAACTCCAAGCTGGCGGTATGCCGGTGCGCTCGTACAACCCGGGCAAAGCGGACAAGGTGCAGCGCATGAACATTGTGGCGCCCTTGATTGCCAAGGGCAAGGTGTACATCCCCGAAGACCCGGAGAAGCCGGGCGAGGTGGCGCCTTGGGCCAAACGGTTTATCCGCCAAGTGTGTTCGTTCCCAGAGGCCAAAGGCCACGATGACTACGTGGACGCCTTGAGCCAAGGGTTGCGCATCCTGCGCGACTCAGGCTGGCTCCAGCTCGACCCCCTACCCGACAGGGACTTCCGCCACGCAGACGAGATTGCATCCCGCAAAGTCTACAACCCATACGCAGCATGATACACATCCGCAAAGAAGGCCAATCGCTACACATTGGTTTGAATATCTCCCTGCAAATGACACGCAGAGGTGTCAGCTTGACGCTCATCTGGGCCGGGTACGATGTGGCCCGGCGCAAACTGAAAACGCGCCGGCTTAGGTTTCGATCCTACCTGCGTCCGTTTTTCATTGTTGAAAAGCAAGAAGGCGATGTGGTGGACAGCTTTCTGACCCAAAACGATCTGATCGCGGTGCCGCGCGAGTTGCTGGAGGATCACGCCCCCAAACTGATCCCCTTGGCGGGGTACTTCATGCAGGAATTCAAATCGGGCGTGATTGGGCGCTATTATGGGTGATTTAATACAGGAGGCCGGAGTGGCAACCAAAAAGAACAATAAACCCACCCGAGACTTTAATGCCCAATTTAATTAAAACCCCGATGCAGATGATGTACGAAAATGCTCACTTGCCCCACTATGCGGGCGGAGGCCAGATCGCCGAAGATATTTTGAAGCAGTTTGGCAACCGAATCCAACAAGCAATTCGTCAGTACACCCGAGCAACGGGCAAAGCACCTTCAGCGGAAGAAGTCAAGCAGCTAGAAGACCACATTGTCTCCTTGGCCAAGCCAGCACCCCAGCCCGCACAAACGGCGGCGCGCACAGCAGCTCAGGAGCCGTTCGCCAATCAGCTGGTTGACAGCTCAGGCCGTCCATACAGCACCATGCCGCACCCCGTGACTGGCGAGCCTGTCACCCCCGAGCGCGCCAAAGGGTTCACCCGCGACCAGTTCGGCACGTCGCCCGTCAACCAGTCGGCCCGCGCCAACGTCATGGCGCCACCGCACGTCAACGCTTTCCCCCAAGATGAGTTCATGTCGCAGGCCAACACAGGCCGCACATCGAACCGCACATGGAACAAGTCCTACACCCCCTCGACCGAAGAGCTGGCCGCGCGCCAACAAATGGGCGAGATGGCGCCGGAGCTGCCCGAAGAGGCTGGCGGTCTGGGCGCGTTGCGCACCACCGAGGGTGATATCCCCCAGATGACCAGCGCCAGCGAGCCGTTTGCCAATCAGGCCGGCGCGTTGGAGGCCCCGTCGATGGATCGGTTGTCAGATGAAATCATGTTGGGCAAACACGACAAGCTGATCGATCAAGCGATCCAGAGCTTCCGCTTGCATGGCATCGAGCCCGATCATGAGGATGTGCTCAACGCAGTCCATGCGTCGATCAACCCCTTGCGCCACAACTACACAGGGCTCAACCCAATCGCAGAGCGCCCATCTGGCCGTGCAGGCATTGAGGATTGGCGTGACGTGGCCCGTGCATCGGGCGTGTCAGAGCGCGCGGTGTCGAAGCACCCATCTGACTGGGAGCCCAAATTCAAACGTGACTACTTGTTGGACACCGCACCAGAACAGCGCGGCTCGTTCGCCAAGGACTGGAGCTTGGAAGAAGTGCAAGATAAGCGTCGCCGCCCAACAGAAAAATATGCCGCCGGCGGCATGATCCCCAGCCCCCGTGACATGAGGGCAGCCCTCATGGTGGGAGGCCGCTGATAATGGCTGACGAACTGAAAGCGTGGGAGCCAACGCTCAGTGAGCGCCTTGGTGATTATGGCCAACGTGGCCTAGAAGCAATTGGCATTCGTCGCCCAATTGCGCGCCGAGCGGCGCAGACCGCAGTGGGCGGCCCGTCGAGCGCATTGCCCATGAACATGGGTTTGGTGGATGCGGTTGGCATGGTCAATCCGGTGGCTGCGGCAACGTCAGCGGGTTTGGGTGTTGACCGCGCGGTCCACTCCATCCGCGAAGGTGACACCGTGGGCGGCGCCATCGATTTGGCAATGAACTTGCCCCAGTTGGCTGAGTTGCGCGCCGCACGCGCGGCTGCAAAAGCAGTTCCCAAAAACCCGGAAGCGCAGCTGGCCGAACAGTACATGAAGCGCAACCCGGACTTACCGACATACAAGTTCCAGCACGAAGCTGGAATGAGCGCGCCGTCCAGCGCCGAACGCCAAGAGTGGATCGGGAAAGCTCACCAAGCCGGTGTGCAAGCGTACAAACTGAACGATCCTGCATACAAGGCTGCGGTTTTTCATGCTATCCGTAAAGCCAACCCAGATTTGATTGCGCAAACAGGCGCGCAGCACTACGATGACTTGATGAAAGCGTCGTATGCGCAAGCAGCCAAAGAAACCAAAGAGCAATTCAAGACTATTCCGAACAAGACGGAATGGTGGGGCAATGCCGACTACGAGCAAAAAGACTACTTGCACCGCGCCAAACAGGCTGGACTGCGCCCTGCGCAGCTGATGCGCCAAGAGTTGGAGCAAGGCAAACCGCTTCAAGTGTATGGCGATCGTGAAGGCAATGGCCATCCGTACCTCTCGGACATCGATCCTGAGACTGGCGCCAATGCCAACGAGCTATTCCGCGCAGTGCATGACTACTATGGCCACCTTGGCCCAGCAACCCCGAACCAGTTTGGTCCGAAGGGCGAAGAAAACGCATGGTTGTCGCACCGCCAGATGTATTCCCCGCTGGCTGAACCTGCCATGACCGCTGAAACACGCGGCCAAAACAGCTATGTGAACTACGCCGACCCAGAAAACGTGGCTTTGCGGGCTCAAGGCAAACCAACAGTCAATTTTGCTGAAAATGTGCCGGTTTTGTTGCCTCCAGAGGCATCTGACCCCGCGTATAAAGGCGGATTACCATCCCAATACCGAGGAATTATCCCAGAATGAGTCAAAATCCCCTACTCCCAATCCAAGCAGGCGGTAATTTGTCCGCTTTGTCGCATGTTGAGAGCGACAATGAGGACTTGGACAACCAAAAAGAGGTCGAGGCAATCGCTGATGCGCTTGATTTGGACACAGAAGACGTCGAGCAAGAGGTAATCGAGCTTGAAGACGGTTCGGTTGTCGTCAACTTCACCGAAACTCAAAAACCGTCAGAAAACCCTGATTTTTACGTCAACTTGGCCGAAGAATTGGATGAGGGTGTTCTGGACAACATCGCATTTGAGTATTTGGACCTGATCGAGATCGACCGTGAGTCGCGCAAAAAGCGTGATGAGCAGTATGAAGAGGGTATTCGCCGCACCGGCATGGGCAATGACGCCCCCGGTGGTGCAAGCTTCCAAGGTGCGTCCAAGGTGGTTCACCCAATCATGGCGGAAGCCTGCGTGGACTTTGCGGCAAATGCAAGCAAAGAGCTGCTGCCGGCGGACGGCTTGGTCAAGAGCAAAATCAAAGGCGACGTGGACACTAGCAAGCTGGCGTCTGCTGATCGCAAGACCAACTTCTTGAACTGGCAGCTGACAGAGCAAATCGAGGAATACCGCGATGAGATGGAGCAGTTGTTCACTCAGTTGCCCTTGGGCGGCAGCCAATATTTGAAGTGGCGATTTGACCGCGACTTGAATCGTCCGGCGTCTGAGTGGATTCCGATCGACAACATTCTGTTGCCTTTCTCCTCGACCAACTTCTACTCCTCAGCGCGCATCACTGAACAGCAAGACATCACTCAGGATACGTATGAGCAGCGCGTCGAGATGGGCGACTACCGTGACGTGGAGCTGTTCAAGGCTGAGTTGGACATTGAGCATGTCACCCGCTCAGAGAAGGCCAACAACAAAATCGAAGGCCGGGAAGAACCAAGCAAGAACGTGGACGGCCTGCGCCGTGTGTACGAAGTCACATGCTACCTGCGTTTGGAAGATGATTCTGTTTCCAAGGGTGCCCGCGCACCATACATCTTGACCATTGACGAGCTGTCTGGCAAGGTGCTGGCGCTGTACCGCAACTGGGAGTCCGGCGACACCCGCATGCGCAAGCTGGACTGGATTGTCGAGTACAAATTCATCCCTTGGCGCGGCGCTTACGCGATCGGCATGCCTCACTTGATCGGTGGCCTCTCAGCCGCTTTGACTGGCAGCTTGCGCGCGCTGATGGATTCGGCGCACATCAACAACAGCCAGACCTTGTTGAAACTCAAGGGTGGCCGCATCGGCGGGCAGACGGATCGCATCGAGCCAACCCAAGTGGTTGAGATCGAAGGCAGCCCCGGCGTGGATGACGTGCGCAAGTTGGCCATGCCAATGCCGTTCAACCAACCGTCAAACGTGTTGTACAATCTGCTGGGTTGGTTGACTGACGCAGCCAAAGGCGTAGTCAAGACAAGCGAAGGCCGGATTGCCGAAACCAACGCCAATGCGCCAGTGGGCACCACCCAAGCGTTGATCGAACAAGGCTCGAAGGTCTTCTCCAGCATCCACGCGCGCATGCACCGCAGCCAAGCCAAGAGCTTGCAGATTCTGTCGCGCTTGAACTACTGGTACTTGGACGATATGGACAACCAGTCCGGCGAAGAGATCGAGGTTGCCGACTTTGCGGACAACAGCGACATTAGCCCGGTCAGCGACCCCAACATCTTCAGCGAAACTCAGCGCATCAGCCAAGCACAGACTGTCATGCAGCTGGCCGGCCAAGCGCCTCAGCTGTACGACATGCGTGAAGTCCACTTGCGCATCCTGCGCCAGTTGAAGGTGCCAGACATTGAGAAGGTGTTACCAAATCCGCAAGGCGTCAACGAAAGCAACCCAGCGCTGGAGAACGTGCAGATGACCATGGGCACCCATGCCGCTGCATTCCCAGACCAAGATCACCTTGCGCACATCAAGGTTCACTTGGCGTACATGGCCGACCCAGCATACGGCGGCAGCCCGCTGATCGCGCCTCAAGTGACACCGCTGATGATGGAACACATCAAGCAGCATTTGACACTGCACTATCTGTCATCCATGCGCGCGTATGTGGCCCACGCCGCCGGCGGCGAAGATGCGTTCAAGCTGAATGAAGAACGTCCGCTCGACAAGGACGCCCAAGAAGCGTTGGCCATGGCCGCGCAGCTGGTCAACCAAGACGCGCAGAAGACATTCGGGGGCATCAACCCAATCATCGGCCAACTGGTCCAGCAAATGCAGCAAGCCCAGCAAGCCCAGATGCAGCAAGCCGCAGCAAGCGATCCTGCCGCGCAGGCCCTGTTGCAAACACAGATGGCTGAAACCAAGCGCAAGTCCGAAGAGGCTGTGGCCAACCAACAGCTTGAACGTGAGCGCATGCAGGCCGAGTACGCGGACAAGGTGCGCGACTTGGAAGCCAAACTGGCCGAAGCACAAGCGAAGATGGGTCTGGAGCAACGCCTCGCAACGAACGACAACGCCTCGAAGATTGCGATTGCCGACATCAACAACGCTTCACGCGAACGTGTGGCAGCCATCTCAGCCAAAGCGCAGCTCGACGGCACACAGATGGAGCAACAGCATGCCCAAGAGCTAAATGCCTTGCAGGCAGAGCAAGAGGCATACGCAGACCTTCGCCAACACGGCTTGCAAGAAGTACAGAACGAGCGAGACCGCGCGCACCAAGCAAGTATGGCCGCGCAACAACAAATGACACAACAGCAAACCCAGCAAGCGCAACAAGCGCACGAGGCCAGCATGGCCACACAACCACAACCAACCCCGACAGGAGAATGACAATGGCAAACGAAGACATGGGCTTTCGTAAAAATTACAAAATGACAGGCAAACCCGGCTTTGCGGGAGGTCCCGGCTCCCCCGTGGAGCAAGGCCCCTCTGGTTCCAAACGAGCAGACAACGCCAAACGTGCTTTGGCCCAAGTGCCCGAAGTGAACAGCAAAGGCTTGAGCGACGCCAAGAAAAAGTGAATTTTATGCCCCTAGCGGGGCGAAAAGCACTAAATTAGTGTGTGCTTACTTATAAGGGAGGGCCTTTGAATGAAAGACCCGGTTTACGAATCATTATTCGCCATCAGGGAAGAACTTACTCGAATGAATGAGAGCTTGCTTGAAGGCGTAGACAGCTGGGACAAATACAACCAGCTTGTCGGAAAAGCCCGAGGTTTGAAAGAAGCCTTGGATATCATCAATAATGTCCTGCATGAGGACGAGGAAAAAGATGTCAACTGAGAGCAAATATCAAGTTGATGGTCGGAGTGAAGCCGACTGTTTCCCGGAAGTTGATCCGGGGTTTCAACCACAAGGCAACCGAATTTTAGTTCAGTTGCGCAAAGCCAAAGACGTTTCACAGGGCGGCATCATCTTAATCGGTGACACCAAAGCCACAGAGAAATGGAACGAGGTGATTGCCAAAGTCGTCAAGCATGGGCCTCTGGCCTACAAAGACATCAGCACCATGCAACCATGGCCTGAAGGTCCTTGGGCAAATCCCGGCGATTTGGTTCGAGTCATCAAGTACGGTGGCGACCGCTGGGCGGTTCCACACGGCGACGGTGAAGTGGTGTTTATCGTTTTGCAAGATCGTGAAGTGATCGGCAAAATTGATAGTTTTGAAGTAGCACGGACAATGTTCCCTGCATTTGTTGAATAAGGACTTTCGAGATGAAAGCAGCAGATAAAACGGCCCAACAGGCTGAAGCAGCGATTGAAATCAAAGAGCGCGAAGACGGCACCGCTGTCACAACTCTTGAAGATAAAGCAGACCCCTTTGCCGAAGAAAGCAAAGAAAATACCGAAGGCAATCCAACCCCCAATGAAGAGGTTGTGGATGCAGCCGACGACCATGAACTCAATGACGCGGAAGATGACGAAGAACGTGAAGCGATCCGTCAAGCCCGTCGTGAAGAGCGCAAGCTGAAAAAAGAGCTGGCCAAGCAGCGTGAAGCCAGCGCCAAGCACAAGATCAGCGCACTGGAGCGCCGCAATGAAGACTTGGCCCGCCGTTTGGCAGAGGTCGAAAATGCCGCAGCTGGCTTCCAGTTCGCACAAATCGATCGCCTGATTGAAGACGAGGCCACTCGCGTCGAATACGCGAAGATGAAGATGACCCAAGCCGCCCAAGCCGGCGACATGGCATCACAGGTCGAATACATGGAACAATTCCATGAAGCCAAAACAAAATTGGCTCAAGCTCACCAGCTGAAACAACAGCAAATCGAGCAAGCCAAACGTCCGAAAAACAACGTGCCGAACCCGGCAGCGGACACGGTGCAACGCAACGCATCGAGTTGGTTGAACAAGAATTCGTGGTATGACCCAAGTGGTCGTGACACAGATAGCCGCATTGCCAAAGTGATCGACACCGATCTGGCTGCGGAAGGTTGGGACCCAGCAGACCAAGAGTATTGGGAAGAGCTGGACAACCGATTGAAAGAGCGTTTACCTCATCGGTATACGGGCAAGCAAGGAGAGACGCGCAACCGTCGTGCAGGCACTACAAGTGGACGAGCTGACGTGAATGGTAGCCCATCGGCTAAGAATACATTCACACTGAGCCGTGAGCGTGTGCAAGCATTGAAGGACGCAGGCATGTGGGATGACCCTACTAAACGTGCCCGTGCTATCCGCAATTACGCGGAATTCGACCGTAACAACCGTAAGTGAGGAATAAAAAATGGCCAACAATCGTATCTCTCGTGATTTAGACGACCGCTTGCAAGGGCGAGTCGATGAAGTATTGGCGCGTCAGGAAACTGGCTCGCCTGATGAAGCAGTGCGTCGAGAAAGGCTGGATGCTTTTCGGGACAAATGGGCCAACAATGCACTGCCGGACATCCCGAAGGAAACAATTCCCGGGATGCACCTCTGCTGGTTGTCAACGACAAACCAGTACGATTCAATCGACAAACGTATGGCATTGGGCTATGAGCCAGTTAAAGCCGCCGAATTAGGCCGAGGCTTTGAAAACTTGGGCAAAATGAGTTCGGGCAAGTTTGAAGGTTGTGTTTCTTGCAATGAGATGGTTCTCTTTAAACTACCGGAAGACATCTACCAAGAAGTGATGAAGATGTTGCACCTTGAAGACCCGTTGGAACACCAACGCAATATTACGGCGCAAGTGCGTTCGGCTGCAATCAATGCAGGCAAGGGCGGCAGTTCAATCTTGGAGGGTGGCTTGTTGGAGATGGAGAAAGAAGCCAATCGAAGTTCCGCAGGTAATCTGCGGTTCCAATAAACCAAAAACTAATAGGAACCAAAAAACATGAGTGCAACTTACGCTCCTTTTGGCCTGAAGCCCGTTTTCCACCCAAGCGGCATTACTCGCGCAATGAACTACACTGGTGCTTATGACACCAACGCAGTTTTTTACAGCGGTACTGTTGTTTCGTTGAACAACTCTGGCACGGCCTCTACTTTGGGTGTTGCTTCCAACACCCCTACATCGAACCAACGTCTCGCTGGCGTGTTCGGTGGTGTTGAATATACTGACGCCTCTGGCCGTCGTACAGTCAGCAAATGGTTCGGTCCCGCTCTGGGCACCGCTACTAACGTCGTGATGTGGGTATTCATGGACGATCAAATCGTTTATGAAGCACAAGCAAACGGCTCCTTGGCCAACACAGCAGTGGGTCAAGAGTTCAATTTGACAGCCAACAGCTCTGGCCAAATCATCGGCAACGGTGGCTTGGGCACCTCACTTGGCGCTATCGACCCCACAGACGTGGGTGCCGGTGGCCAAGGTCAAATCGAAGTTGTGAACTTGGGTCGTGGCATTGACAACGCATGGGGTGATACATACACCGTCGTGGAAGTCAAGTTGGCCAATACCAAGTTTGACGCCGTTGATCCAGAATAATTAGAAAGGACCTAGCAAATGGCAACCCCAATGCGCAGTACGGACTTTCGTGCAGTAGTCGAACCGATTCTGAACGAAGTCTTTGATGGTGTTTATGAGCAACGTGATGACGAGTGGAAGGGTTTCACAACCCAAATCACCGGTATCCCCCGTAACTACCATGAAGAAGTGATGCTCTTCGGTATGAATACCGCCCCTGAAATGCCTGACGGCACCCCCGTCTCGTATGATCAAGGTGGTACTTTGTACATCACACGATTCATCTACAAAATCTATGGTTTGGCATACGCCTTGACCAAAGTGTTGATGGAAGACGGCGACCATATCCGTATCGGTTCGACCTTCTCCAAGCACTTGGCTCAATCCATGATTGAAACCAAAGAGACTTTGTGTGCTAACTTGTTGAACTTCGCGTTCACATCCGGCTATGTCGGCGGTGATGGCGTGACTTTGGTCAACAGCGCCCACCCAATCTCCCAAGGTCGTAGCTTCAGCAACCAGCTGTCTACCGCTGCCTCGATGTCTCAAACTTCGGTTGAGCAAATGTTGATTCAGATTCGCTCTGCGATCGACAACAACGGCAAACGTATCCGCCTGAAAGCTGAACAGTTGATCGTTCCCCCAGCCTTGGAATTCCAAGCTGAAGTGATCTTGAAATCTGTCCTCCGCTCTGGCGGCGCTGACAACGATTTGAACCCGATCAAGTCCACCGGCATGTTGCCTAACGGCGCGCATGTGGTGACTCGTTTGAGTTCAAGCAAAGCATGGTTCGTCCAAACAAATGCTGAAAACGGTTTGATGTTGGTGATGCGCCGTCCGTTGGAACGCAGCACAGAAGGTGACTTCGAGACCGATTCTATGCGCTACAAGGCCACCGAGCGTTATGCTACCGGCTGGCACGATGCGCGTAACATCTACGGCACCGCAGGTCTGTAATCAACTTCGGGCGTAAAGAAGCCCGATTTAACCAAGGCATTCTCGTGAGAGGCAGCCTGTCGAAAAGCCCACCCACAAGGTGGGCTTTTTGTATTGTGGGATATGGGTTATTTAATTTAAGAGGGAAAAGGTTTAGCGGCCCTGTTTGTGCTAGTTCCACAAACTACCTCGTCAATTCAGTCGAACTAGGACACATCACATGCAAACCAAACTTTGCCCCAAGTGCGGGGAAAACCACCCCCTATCGGCGTTCAACAAAGACAAATCAAAACCCTCAGGTCTATGCAGCTATTGCCGCGTGTGCGCGTCAAAAAACCATAAGTCATGGGTAATCAAAAACCCAGAAAAACCAAAAGAAAACATGCAAAAATGGCTGTCGTGCAACGGGGAGAAAAAGAAAAGCTCAGACAAAATTTGGAGAGATAACAACAAGGAAAAAATTAGAAAATATTTAGCTGAGTATTACGAAACCAACACGATTGAGTTTTTAGCCCGAGTAAACAAACGAAGAGCTGCCCGAATACAAAGAACCCCCCGTTGGTTGACGGAAGAACATTACCAGTCAATCAAGGAGATGTATGAAATTGCTCAAATGTTTCGCTTATACACAGGACAAGAATACCATGTTGACCACATCATTCCTTTGCAAGGCAAAACCGTAAGTGGGCTACATGTGCCTTGGAACCTTCAAATTCTTACTGCCTCAGATAACATAGCCAAGGGGGCGAAGTTCACAGGCTAAATGGGTAGTTCTTTACAGGAGCATCTTAGCTGTGCAGACTATTCTTTAAGCTCCTGAATAGACGCGATGGCGACGGCACAGCAAAACTTCCCATCAGGAGAAATAAATGTCAGTAACATTCAACACCCCCATCCGCGTTTTTAAACGCAATAATGCAACCAACGACGGCACAATCGCCCCAGATAACACTGGTGCAGTGGCAGTCACTCAGCAATCGTACATTGCCCCTATCAGCGCGACTCAAGCCGCTGGCGCTTTGCCCACCTATGACTTAGGCCAAACCACAGCGACACCTTTTGTGATCCCCGCTGGTGCAATCATCACCAACGTGAAGTTCTATCAAACCAGCGCTCCCTCAGCGTTGACCGGTGGCGTGGTCACTGTGAACGTGGCCGGCACTGACGTGGGTACGATCACCCCCACAACTTCTGGCGGTGTGATCACAATCGCGCTCACCAACAGCGCAGCCGTGGCCGCAGTGCTGGCAAACGTGGGTGTGAATGATGCGACTGTGACCTTCACGGCAACTGCCATCTCTGCCATCACTGGCACTTTGGCCGGCACCTTCACTGTGGACTACACATCCCGCAACGCTGACGGCTCGATCACCGCCGTGGGCGCTGGTTACACCAACCAATAAGGATAAGAAATGCGTCAAGTAACTGTCGGCAATAACGTACCCGTGCCCGTCGATCAGTACGTGACGCCTTTCAACGTATCCTACGTTGCTTCTGGCGGCACAGTACAGATCAGCTATTCTGATCCATTCCCCTTGAATGCGCAAGGGTATCCCATTCCGGGTGCCCCTACGCTTACGTGGGTTAGCGCCCCTGCCAGCCCGATTGTGAATCAACCTTTCCGCGCGATTCAAATCACTGGCGGCTCCGGCACCGACACACTCACAGTTATTCAAGCTGGAGTGCGCTAATGGGCAACGCCTATTTTGGCGGGCTCTATGTAGACACGCTCGGACAGTCTGTACTGTCCGTAGCGGTTTGCGACCGTTGCAGTCGCAAGATGGCGTACACAATGCTACGCCCCGATCCCAATTCCCCCGGCCTGATGGTTTGCCCTGACGACTACGATCAATATGATCCGTGGCGTCTTGCTGCGCGTCAGACCGAGACAATCACATTGCGTCACCCACGCCCAGATGTCTCTGTGGCTATCCAAGGTAAGGGCAAACCAATCCCGAACGCGCCAAACGTGGCGAACCTCAACGAAGGCCCGGATATGATTGGTACTGGCTCAGACGCATTCACACCAGCACTTTACGGCAACGAGACTCCGGTTTCGACTGACGGCGACATCAAAAAGACATAAACCATGGCAGATATTAGCATCCTGCAACTGCCGCCAACGACTTACGTTCAGGCGAATGACGTGACAGTCGTGGTGCAAGATGGCATCACGAAGAAGGTTGCTGCGTCCGTATTTCAAAATGGTGTGGTTGGCCCCACAGGCCCTACAGGGCCTCAAGGCCCAGCCGGTGTTGCTGGCGCGCCCGGGCCACAAGGCCCACAAGGCAATGCCGGCCCTGCCGGCCCGCAAGGCCCTGCCGGCCCGCAAGGCCCGCAAGGCGCCGTTGGCGCGCCCGGCGATCAAGGCCCCGTCGGCGCTACAGGTGCGCAAGGACCACAAGGCTTACAAGGCCCGCAAGGTGCGACAGGCCCAACTGGCCCGCAAGGCCCCGCAGGCGCGGATGGCCAAGATGTCATGGTCAACGTGGGCACCACCACAACTTCTGCGCCCGGCGGCAATGCCAATGTCATTAACGTCGGCACACCGCAAAACGCGGTATTGAATTTTGTGATCCCCCAAGGGATTCAAGGGCCTACTGGCCCTACAGGCCCACAAGGACCACAAGGCAACACCGGCACAGCGGCCACAATCGCTGTAGGCACCACAACAACCGGTGCAGCGGGCTCTTCTGCCACTGTGACCAACAGTGGTACATCGTCAGCCGGCGTTTTCAATTTCACAATCCCCCAAGGGATTCAAGGGCCTACTGGCCCTACAGGCCCACAAGGACCACAAGGCAACACCGGCACAGCGGCCACAATCGCTGTAGGCACCACAACAACCGGTGCAGCGGGCTCTTCTGCCACTGTGACCAACAGTGGTACATCGTCAGCCGGCGTTTTCAATTTCACAATCCCCCAAGGGATTCAAGGCATCCAAGGCCCCACTGGCGCGACAGGCGCGGGTGTGCCCACTGGAGGCACGACAGCGCAGGCGCTAGTCAAGATCGATGCGACCAACTATAACACGCAGTGGGCCAACATTGTAAATTCAGTGAATGGCTACACTGGCGCGGCCACGTTAAGTTACGCCGACGTGGGCGCACCATCGGTGTCAGGCACCAATGCCACAGGCACATGGGCAATTGCAATCTCAGGCAATGCAGGCTCTGTAACCAACGGAGTCTATACAACAGGCTCGTATGCCAATCCTGCTTGGATCACATCGTTGGCCACTACAAAATTGTCGGGGACCATTGCCAACACGCAACTGGCAAATAGCTCGATCACAATCAACAGCAGCTCAGTGAGCCTTGGCGGCTCAACGACTGTCACAGCCAACACAACCAATGCGCTGACAATTGGAACTGGCCTGTCGGGCACCAGCTTCAATGGCAGCGCGCCAACCACGGTTGCAATTGCGAACAGCGGCGTGTCCGCTGGCACATACGGTTCTGCATCCGTGGTGCCAGTGATCACGGTCAATGCGCAAGGCCAAATCACCAGTGTCAGCACACAGCCGACCAATGCTCCATCCTACCAAGGCGTTTGGAATGCGAGCACCAACACCCCAACTTTGACATCAAGCGTCGGCACAGCAGGCAACTATTACGTTGTCAACGTGGCTGGCAACACGACACTCAACGGTGTGTCGGGATGGAACGTGGGCGACTGGGCCATCTTCGAGAACAACGTCTGGCAAAAAGTTCCCGGATCGTCAAGTGAATCGTTCACCAACCTGACGACCACCAACTTGGCGGTGACTGGACTGACAGGCTTCATGTACGCCAATGGTTCGGGCAACGTCACGGCGGCGTTAACAATCCCGAACTCGGGCCTGACAAACTCGACCATTTCTGGCGTGTCGCTGGGCTCAAACTTAAATACGCTAACCATTGGCACAGGCTTGTCTGGAACAAGCTACAACGGTTCGTCAGCAATCACGATTGCAAACACAGGCGTTTTATCATTCAGTGGCGGCACCACGGGGCTAACACCAAACACAGCATCAAGCGGGACCATTGTATTAGCAGGAACATTGTCTGTCGCCAATGGTGGTTCAGGTGTCACCTCAGCAACAGGCAGCGGCGCGGGCGCCAACCTTGTATTGAGTCAAGCACCTCAGATCAATTCACCAATCATCACCGCTTACTCGACCACTACAGTGCCTTTGAAAATTCAAGGTTTGAGTGGGCAGTTCACTGAGTTGTTGGATGTGTACACCTATAACGGCGGCTCATTGGTTTTCCAGTTAAACAACACGGGAGCCATTTCCGTCGGTACATGGAACGGCAGCACAATTGGTGTTGCTTATGGCGGCACAGGTGTTACATCATCCAGTGGGGCCAACTCTGTTGTGTTGCGCGACACAAACGCAAATATTGTTTGGAATAACGAAGCTCCCGGGTATTCAGCGATTACATCCGCTGGCACAGTGACTACACTAACTTCTGCTTCGGCGTATTATCAAAATATCCAAGGCACTCAAACCCAAACTATCAAACTGCCAGCGGAAAATACAGTTGGGACAGGCACCGCGTATGTGATCGATAACGATTCGACACAAAACGTCACCGTGACTGACAGCGCCGGCAACACTTTAGCATCCGTCACCCCCGGCATGGCAGGGTATATTTACTCGACATCAAACAGCGCAGCGACAGGCGGTTGGGCAGGGTATGCGTATGTTCCCGGATCAGGGCCTACAGGAGCGATCACATGGGGCACAGCAGGGTTAAACTTAGGCGGCGGCACGTTGACAGGATCGACGGGCACATTCACATCGGGCATTTCAGGGGGAACTTTCTAATGGATTCACAGCAAATTTTTGACGCTTTGTTTGGTGTCATCTGTGTGTTGTTTGGTGCAATCATCAAAGCGATGTGGGACGCAGTGCGCGACCTTAAGACGGACATGAAAGACATTACACACAACCTTCATGACAATTTCGTGCGCAAAGATGACTTTAAAGACAGTATGAAAGAAATCAAAGAGATGCTGAGTAAAATCTTTGATAAGCTGGACGACAAAGTTTCCAAAGACGATTTTCAAAAACACAAAAATGATTAAGATTCTAAACGACTTATTCACTGGCGCGGACAACGAAACCCAAGACATTGGGCGTTGGTTCGCAGCTATGTCCGGCGCCGCCGGAGTGTTTTTGCAAGGGTGGTCTGTGATTGTGCATCATGTGCCATTCGACATGCAGTCGTTTGGTGTTGGTGTTGGCTCCTTGGCAGCCGGTATCGGCGCCATGATCAAACTCAAAGAAAACACCGAACCACATGCTAAGTGAAATCAAAATCTTTGCCGTGATTGCAGCCCTTGTTGCCTCTTTCTTTGGTGGCATGCACTACTCCGAGCTGGAGTGGGAAGCCAAAATGGCCAAGGCAGATAAAGCGGCGCACACGCAGTACGTTGCCCACGTCGAGCAAATCGGTTCCCTACAAACAGCTTTGGAGAAAGCCAATGAAGATGCAAAACTTAAAGATGATCAGCTGCGCGCTGCTTTGCGCGCTGGTACTCAGCGCTTGTACGTCCCTATCGTCACCGCCACAACAAGTGCCACCTCTGAGCCTACAGAAGAAAGAGCCCAACTTGACCCAACGGTTGCAGACGCTCTTGTCACCATCGCCCAAGACGGCGACACAGCAATCCGGGAATTGAACATGTGCATCGACGCATACAATACGCTGAGGACAAAATGAAACAGAATTTTGATCTATGTTTGAAAAAATTGCTGCAAGACACGCGAGAAGGCGGCTTCTCAAATAATTCCAAAGACCCCGGCGGCATCACCAACCATGGTGTGACCAAGCGCGTCTGGGAAGCATGGGCTGGCCACCCTGTCACCGAGCAAGACATGCGCGAACTGACTACCCAGCAAGTGGCACCTCTTTACCACAAAGAATATTGGTCAGCAATCAAAGGTGACGACCTGCCTGCGGGGTTGGATCACTGTGTATTTGACTGCGCGGTCAACAGCGGCGTGGAGCGCGCCACGCGCTTTTTGCTCCATATCATGGAGCAACCTCAAGATGGCACGATCAACCCTGACGATTTGATTTCGCTTGAAGGCAAACAGGTGCGGCCATTGATCAACCTCTACTGCGACCTGCGGCAAGGCTTTTTGGAGACTTTGCCCACGTTTGAAACCTTTGGCAAAGGCTGGACACGGCGAGTCAGCGAAGTCCGGGCCGAAGCCCTGATCATGGCCTGATTGGGCGAAAAACACCCCTCTGATGGGTAATTATCTATAGGAGAGTTACATGGCAAAACTTAATTACACCCCCCGCATCGACCACAGCAAGAAAGACCTTGAAGTCGGCGATGACATGACACAAGACAAAAAACTCGTCAAAAAAGCATTCAAAATGCACGACGAACAAGAGCACGAAGGCGAGAAAACCGACTTGAGCAAGCTCAAAAAGGGTGGCCGCGTGAAGAAAGAAAAAGGCACCGTGCGCGAGTTCTGCGGCGGCGGCATGACTGGCAAGTACAAAGAAGGTGGCCTGATCAAGGCAACTGAGCCAACCAAGAAAGCCTCCGGCAAGCCTTCAGCGCAAGGCCCCGACAAGTTCAAAAAAGGCGGGAAGTGCTAGTATGCCTTTGAAATCGAAAGCACAAGAGCGCCTGATGCAGGGCGTCAAAAACAACCCCGAATTCGCCAAGAAGGTGGGCATCCCCCAAAAGGTTGGCAAAGAGTTCGTAGCATCTGGCAAGGCCAAAAGCAAACTGCCTGAACGCAAGAAAAAATAATGGCAAGCAACTACAACAACACCTCAAACACGACAGCTCAAACAACCATCACGGTTGATGAGATGATTGCCCATGCCTACTTGGAATCGGGCAAGCTGGCTGAGGAAATGACACCGGAGTATGTGAATGCTGCCCGTCGTGCGTTGTGGTACATCTTGATCAACCTGTCCAACCGTGGTGTCAACCTCTGGTTGTTGGACTACGTGATGTTTGGCGGCGAAGGACAAACTCGCCAATACACCATGCCGCGCGGCACCGTGGATGTGCGCGTGGCAAACTACCGTCTTGTGACTCGCCCAAGCACCACGCTGGATACTCTCTTTGGGGCGTTCAACACCACCAGCATCGCGGTGCCCTATACCATTCCAGCGGGTGGCAACGCGATGGCATACTATGAGACTGCTTACGCTTTCTTGAGCGCGGGCTTTTACTCCACAGAGAAAATCACACTGGAAGTAGATTACAGTTACGACAACATAACTTGGACCAATCTTGGCCAAGTCAGCAATGGTGTGGTCAACAACTGGGGCTACTTGCAGATCGACGGATCGCCCACGGCGTCGTATTGGCGCTTTCGCAACGCTTCGGCATCAAATGTGGTGGTCAATGCTTTGTCACTGGGCTCGGTACAACAAGACATCCCCTTGGCGCGACTCAACCGCGACAGCTATTTTAACTTGCCAAACAAAGATTTCGAGAGCAACCGCTCGTTGCAATTCTGGTTTGATCGCCAAGTCACCCCAATCATGAACTTGTGGCCTGTGCCACAAGATGCCTTTCAAGCGTTCCAAGTGCTCTTGGAATTGCAGCCCCAAGACGTGGGCAAATTGACCAATGAGCTGGCGGTGCCAGACCGATGGATGCCTTGCATGCAAAAACAACTCTCAGCTGCCGTGGCCAAACTGCTGCCCGGAATTGACGAGAACCGCATTGGGCGCCTTACCATGGAAGCCAAAGAGCTGACGTTGCAGGCTGAGGAAGAGGATAGAGACCGTTCGCCTTTTTACATCCAACCTAACATTTCGTATTACACTAAATAAAGGACCATAAAGATGGCCGCAACCGGATATACACCGCTCCAACTGTACTACAGCTCTACAACAACCAACGTGCCTTCGGCTGCCAACTTGCTCAACGGCGAGTTGGCAATCAACATCACTGATGGTTTGTTGTTCTACAAAGACAACACATCGACAGTCCAAACGATTGGATACAAAATTCGTCCCGTTTCAGCGGGCGGCACTGGCGCCACCACGGTGGCTGGCGCCCAATCAAATTTGCAAGTAGACCCTGCCGGCACGGCAGTCGCAATGTCCATCGCATTAGGGTAAGGAAACAAAATGGCAACAAATACATTCACACGATACACGGCCAAGAACGTGGGCACGTCCCCCGTGGTCTTGGTCACAGCCGCATCGGCAACCCAAACAACCGTGATTGGCATGACAGTGGCCAACACCACATCATCACCCATCACAGTGAGCGCGTACATCACCGCGTCAGCGACCAACTACTATGTTGTGAACAATGCAACTGTGCCCGTTGGTGGCTCGCTGGCCTTGTTCGGCGCCGATGGCAAAATCGTTTTGAACACCGGTGACGCATTCACCGTGGTGTCTGGCACAGCGTCTTCCGCTGACGTCATCTTGTCTTGCTTGCAAATCAGCTAAGGATAGCACATGAGCTATATTGGCAATACACCAACAACACAGTCGTTCACCCCGGCCATTGATTATTTCAGCGGCAACGGTTCCTCGACTGCGTTCACTTTGTCGCGCCAAGTCGCGTCTGTTGCGCAAGTCCAAGTGACCATCAGCAACGTGCCGCAAACACCGGGCGTGGCATACACAGTGAGTGGCAACACAATCACGTTCACGTCTGCGCCGCCCACTGGCACAAGCAATATTTACGTTTATTACACCAGCCCGGTGACTCAGGTGATCTCCCCCGGTCAACAGACCGTAGGCACTACCCAACTCTCAGCAACAGGCACTCCAAGCTCATCCACCTACTTGCGTGGCGACAATACTTGGTCAACCATCTCGACAGGCTTACCCGGCGTCCTTGGCCAAGCGTTCACCACAACTGGCTCAGGCCAAACATTTACCATCCCGACAGGCGTGACAGCGCTGAAAGTGACTGTGGTGGGCGCAGGAGGAGGAGGAGGCGGCGGACAAGGCTCCGTTGTTTGCGGATCAAACCTTATAGGCTCTGGAACAACAGGGGGCGCTGGCGGTGTTGCTGTAAGTTATTTGTCTGGTCTTACTTCTGGAGCAACACTTACAGTAACTGTTGGAGCGGGTGGGTCTGGCGCAAGTTCTACAACGGCCAGCACTGGCGGAACATCTAGCGTCGCATCAGGTACGCAAACTATCACAACAATTACAGCAACTGGCGGGGGGGGCGGTACTTCCAACGGCGGTACTGCGGGGAGTCCGGGTACTGCTTCAGGCGGGGCGTTAAATTTTGGTGGTGGGTATAACGGCCTCTCTGGCTGCAGTGTTTTTGGCTATGCAGGAAAAAACGGAGGAATGGCAACCAACGGATCAACTGGTGGGAATTATGGCGGTGGCGGTGGTTATGGAACATCTCCTGCTGGCTCTGGTTCTGCAACTGGTGGTGCTGGCGCTGCTGGCGTAGTCATTTTTGAATGGTGATAAACATGCAAGCATTGATTTCACAAATTGAACCCCGTGAAACGGGTTATCGAGTTGCTCAAGTCGAGCCTGACGATCAGACATTCCCAGTTGCTGCTGGGTTGTTCTGGACTGCCTGCGCTGACAATGTAGTGGCCGATCAGTTCTGGTACGACCCCGCTGACAACACAATCAAACCAATCCCAGCGCAATCCCTTGGCATTTCCCCAACACAACCAATTTCAACTGGGGCACAAACCCTATGACAATCTTGGTTGTCCCAGTCCACAGCGTGACCTATGACGGTGTTTCGGTATACGTCTACCACGCCAACAAGGGCGAAGGTTTGCCCAAGCACGAGCACACCTTTGCCCACTTGACCATGTGCCACGCTGGGTCAGCGATTGTTCGCAAAGAAGGCCGTGAGTTGGTGATTGACAAGACAACGCAGCCCGTGAACCTCACGGCCAACGAATGGCATGAGATTGAAGCACTTGAAGACGGCACGGTCTTTGTCAACATCTTTGCAGAAGGAAAATATTAATGCCAATCAGCTATATCACGAACGTCAGCACACAGGGCGTCATCACACAAGGCACAGCGGTTGCCTCAACCAGCGGCACGTCGATCACGTTCACTGGCATTCCATCTTGGGCCAAACGAATCACGGTGATGTTTAACGGTGTTAGTTTTAGCGCTGGTGCTCAACTTTTAATTCAGTTGGGGTCTGGATCGCTCACTACTACAGGATATTTAACTCAGGCAACAGTATTTACAGGAAGTGGAGCAGGTACAGGAACTTCTGTCACTTCTGGTATTCTTGGTGAAGGCAGCTCAGGGTCTTTAACCTCATCAACTGTTCGATATGGTCATGCAATTTTGACGATGGTTTCTGGCAATACATGGGTTGGCTCCGTTAATACTCAACATACAGGCACAACCACAGGTGGGCTTGGGGCTGGGTCTATTTCTCTTGCTGGCGCATTAGATCGCGTATCAATCACAACAGTAGCAGGAACAGCAACATTCACCGCTGGTTCAATCAACATCTTGTACGAGTAAACAATGAGCTATATCGGCAATCAACCAACTCAAGTAGCGTTCCTGACTGATACGTTCAGTGGAACGGGCTCGGCCACAGCATTCACCATGTCTGTGGCTCCGGCCAACTCAGCGTCCGTGCTCGTCGCCATCAGCGGCGTGGTGCAGGCACCATCCACGTACAGTGTCTCTGGCACCACGTTGACATTCTCCTCGGCGCCAGCCAGTGGCACAGGCAACATCTCTTGCCGCTACTTGGGCATTCCCGCATCGGGGGTGACAAACACAGCCTACCGCACTGTGACTGAGTTCACCGCGACATCGGGCCAAACCACTTTCACCCCTCCAAGCTACACAGCCGGTTTCATCAACGTCTTTCGCAACGGTGTGCTTCTTGGGTCTGCTGATTACACAGCGACCAACGGCACAACTGTTGTGCTTGGTACTGGCGCCACGCTGAACGATTTGATTGCCATCGAGAGCTTCCAAGTAAGCTCGGTGCTCAATGCCATTCCCGCTACTGCGGGGGCTGTGGTATCAAGCTATTTGGCTCCGAGCTTGACATTGACCACACCAACCATTGGTCAAATCAACTCAGCGGCAAGCTTGACACCACCGCTCTTTTATGACAACGCAGGCAATCAGATTGGTACGCTGTGTCGTGCTTGGGTTAATTTTAATTCTTCTGCTGGTTCGGTCGCAACTGTAAATGCTGCTTTCAATGTTAGCAGCATTACATATACCAGCACTGGCACATATACGGTTAATTTTACAAACGCTTTTGTCGATGCAAACTATTCAATGTCAGGAATTGGCTCTTTAGCTGATGGCACATCAGGCAACACTGATATTATTATTATTGGCCCATCAAGGGCGACTACAACACCCTTTACAACTACTTCGGCTGCAATTCAAAGTACAGCTAGAACTGCAACTAACACAACTTTTTTTAACGCAAAAGTTGCTTGTTTATCTTTTTTCCGGTAAGGACTCACAATGACTCAAGTAATTATCTATTCTCAAAATGGTCAAGTGGCTGTTTGTATACCCACTGGTGAAATGTCTATTGAAGAAGTAAAAGCCAAAGACACGCCAGAGGGTTCAATCATTGTTGACGACAGCACACTGCCTAACGCGGACGGCGACTTCTTTAACGCTTGGGAATTGAACGGCTCAACCGTTAGCGTGAACATCACCAAAGCAGTTGCACAACAACAAGCTGTTTTGAACGCATTGGCTAAAACAGAAGCAAATCACCGCGCGACAAATACTGGCGCGGGAATTGCCAACAAATTGGCTGATGCTGATTGGTTGGATTTGTTGACTACAGCGCGAACAGCAGTCGCTTCAGCAACCTCTACGCAAGGCTTGCGGGATGCAATCGCGCCCGTGCAAGCATCCATCGCAGCTAACGAATAAGGATAGCAATGACAAAATCAGCAAACTTAGCTGCCGTTGGTGCCAACGCCAACTCCGGCGGCACATTGATCACATCGGGCACAGCACAGGCCAGCACTAGCGGCACGTCGATCACATTTACTGGTATTCCTTCATGGGCGAAGCGAATCACTGTGATGTTTAACGGCGTGTCAACATCGGGAACATCAAATTTATTAGTTCAATTAGGCAGCGGCTCTACTACTACATCAGGATATACTGAAACTAATAGTAGTATAAAAAACGGTGTTTCCCCCGGTGTAGGAACTGTTACAAATGGATTTGTTATTGGCAGCGCTATTTTAGCGTCAAGTTTAAATTCAGGACAAACTGTTTTTACAAATATTAGCTCTAATATTTGGACTTGTTCATCACAATTAGCAGATTCTGTTCAACCGTCTTTAAGTTATTGTGCGGGAGTAATATCGCTTGCAGGAGCATTAGACCGAGTAGTCATCACAACAGTCAACGGCACGGACACCTTTGACGCTGGCTCAATCAACATCTTGTACGAGTAATAAATGACAGCACAAGCGATGACCTATGACAGCCTTGTTCAGGATGTCATCAATTATTCAGAACGGAACGACGCGCAATTTCTTGCACAGATTCCGCGCCTGATCATGATGACTGAACAGGCAATCGCGGCTGAACTGAAAACACTGCTCCAATTGAACGTGGTCAACACGACGCTGGAGCCGGAAAACTTTGTGCTGGAAAAACCAGTGCGCTGGCGCAAGACGATCAGCATGAAGATCAACGGCGTCCCTGTCACCAATCGCTCAATGGACTACGTGACTCAGTTCCAGTCTGAATCAGATGCTGGACAGCCCATCTACTACGGCGACTATGACTATGATCATTGGGCGCTGGCACCCAAACCAGATCAATCGTACCCACTGGAAATCATTTACTACAGCCGCATCCAGCCGCTCGACGAAGAGAACCAAGAAAATCTTTGGACTCGTGAAGCACCACAAGCTCTTCTGTATGGTACCTTGTTGCAAGCACAAGGCTACTTGAAGAGCTTGGAAAAAATTTCTGTGTGGAAAGGCTACTACGATGACGCGATTGCCGCCATCAAGGGTGAAGATTCACGTCGGATGGCTGATCGTAACACTGTGAGACAAGAACCATGACAACATACACCTCCGCCTTTACCGGCAACGTGATTCAGCCCACTGATGTGAGTTACGCATCAGTTGCCCTCACACAAAGCATCCAACTGTATTGGCCACAGTACGCCAATGATACGCAGCAAACAACCGCACGTATCATGGAGTTCACTGCCAATAACACGGGCTACGCAGTCACGTTGCCCGATGCCACTCAGGCATCTGTTGGCCAAGACATCCTGATCCGCAACACCGGCACATATCCAATCTTTTTTCAGCGCTTTGATGGCACGGGATCATTCACCGTCAACGGTGGCCAAGTGTTCTACACCTACATTGTGGATGATAGCACTCAAGCTGGTGTATGGGCTTTGTTGCAGTTTGGAACTGGCACTTCAACCGCCGATGCAACCACACTGGCGGGCAACTCCACTGCGGCTATTTTAGGCAAGATTGAAGCTGCGTTTGTGACCAGCGAATACATCACTGCGCCAGCCATCAATGACGCCTCACGAGGCAACTGTTTGGTTTGGAATGGTGGTGTTGGTACTTGGGCTTTACCATCGGTAAACAGCCTCTCACAAGGCTGGTTCATTCTGGTGCGCAACAACGGCACCGGCGCGCTAACCATCAACCCAGCAACGGGCTCATCTTCGCTGATTGACGGTTTGGGTAGCTTGACGTTGCCTCTGGGCGACTCATGCTTCATCTGTGTGAACCGCGATCCTGCCGTCCAAGAGTTTTTCACTGTCGGTCGATCACGCCCAAACAGCCTGACATTCACATCAGCCACGTATGACGTGGACGCCATCTCAGGCGCTTCGCTCAACTTGGTCAGCAATACGCCGATCATTCAGCGCTTCACAGCGCTGGCCGGCACCCGCGCATCTTCCTTATTGGTCGAGCTGCCCGCCGTGACTCAGGTGTACTACCTGTTGAACGACACCAACCAAAGTGGCTACTCCATCAATTTCCAAGTGTATGGTTCATCCCAGACACCATTCAGCTTGGCAAGCAATTCCCAAGCCATCATCCTGAGCGATGGCAACAATGTGTGGCCGTTGATTCAGGCCAACGTGGGCACTCAATTGGTCCAGCGGGGTACAGCAGTCAATCCAGCGTATTCGTTCGCAGCGGACCCCAACTCGGGCATGTATTCGCCTAACAACGGGATGCTTGGTTTTGCTGCGGGCAGCAACAACATTGCGACCATGGACGTGACTGGCGGCACAGGCAACTACATCACTACATTTATTGGTCGCATTCAAGCAGACCTAATTACTGGGGGCCAATTCTAATGGCAGACCAACAGCAAGCAGCACAAGGACCTTCAAAAATCTTTACGCTTGCCAATAAGCCCGGCATCAAGCGCGACGGTACAAAATTTGAAGGCGATGAATTTGGCGATGGCCAATGGATTCGGTTTCAACGTAACAAAGCCAAAAAGATGAATGGCTACCGCCAAATGTTTGCGTCCCCTAACGCAATCCCGCGCGGTGTCATCACCAACCCGCAGAACGGTGTGAACTACATCTTCGTGGGCAACCAAAACGGCATTGAAGTTTACACCACAGGCACTGATCAAGGTGTTGGAGTTGGTCCTGTTCAAGTGGAATTCAACACCACCTACGTGGTGACAAACCTGACAACCAACGTGATTCAAGTCGTTGGCAATGTGGTGTCTACGTTCCCTTCTGGAACTGTGTTTTGGTCGTACAACACATCCAATGTGCGCACCAACTACACAACGACAGGGACACCAACCTACAACTCAGGCACCAATCGAACAACGATTACGTTGACCAGTGCAGCGGGGTTTTCGACTGCAACCACCGTGGAAATTTACATCCCCGGAAGCCTAGCATCAAACCCGTATTACCTCTGGCAGTTTGACATCGGGTATGACTCTTCAGGCAATGGAAATTCTAAGTTGTTGGCCCATCCCGGTCAAAATTTGAACAACGTCGATTCCAACGTGGTGACGAGCTTGTACGCGGGCAGCTTCATGCCAGACCCAACAACGGGCAAGTACGTGCTGACCCAAGTTATGGATTCTTCAGGCCAATACCCGACATACCAACCAATCAATGTCTCCGGCGGTGTGGTTGTTTTGCATCCGTTTGTTTTTGTGTTTGGTACGTCCGGGTTGCTGCGCAACAATAACGTCATCTTCAATACGCCAACAGGCAATGTATCCACATTCAGCGACTGGAATGGTACGCTGGCCAACGAAACAAACATGGCTTCGGGCAAAATCGTGGCCGGTATGCCTTTGCGTGGCGGCTCGCTGTCCCCCGCTGGTTTGTTCTGGGCGACAGACTCTTTGGTGCGAGTGTCGTTTACATCGACCACGCCGTACTTCTGGAGATATGACATCCTTTCAAATAACACCTCGATCATGTCGTCCAACTCCGTGGTCGAGATGGATGGCGTTTATTTTTGGATGGGTGTTGACCGATTCTACCTATACAACGGTGTGGTTCAAGTTCTACCAAACGACAAGAACGTGAACTACTTGTTCGACAATTTGAACTACAGCCAGCGTCAAAAAGTGTGGGCCACCAAGGTGCCTCGCTTCAACGAAGTTTGGTTCTTCTACCCGCGCGGCACATCGACAGAGTGCAACGATGCCATCATCTACAACGTCAAAGATCAGACGTGGTATGACGCGGGCATGGCTGAAGGGTCGCAGCGCTCATGTGGCTACATGACGGAAGTGTTTCCTTACCCTGTATGGTGTGATTGGAATTTCACAGGCAGCTTCGGCGCAACATACTCTGTATTGTATGGACCAAATCACTCTGGCACACCATCAACCAATGCGTATCAAATCGTATTGTCAGGCGACCAAACAACGAATCCAGCGGGCTCGTATATGTCGTTCAATAACAGTGCAAGCAACACTTTTACGGCGATCAACCAAATCGCTGGCGCAACATTTACCGATAACGCTTCCGGCGGGTACACGGTGATGACATTTGCCAGCCCGGTGATCAGCAACGCGACCACGGTGACTCAAGCATTGGGCGGGTATGCCATCTGGCAACACGAATATGGCAAAAACAAAATCACCGACAATGGGGTCTTCGCCATTGACTCGTTTGCTGAAACCTGTGACATCTCTTTTGTAGGGGGCACCCCCGCCGAAGATGTGACGATCACGGCAAACCGCCGCATGCACATCACGCGGATCGAGCCTGACTTCCGTCAAGTGGGGCCTATGGAGATGATGGTGATCGGGCGCCCATTTGCGCAAGGCGCCGAACAAGATGATGGGCCTTATGTGTTCCAAGATACAGATGGCAAGATCGATTTGAGGGTTGAGCACCGCCTAATCAATTTGCAGTTCCGCAGCAACGTGGTGGACGGCGACTTTGAATTTGGCCGCATCATGATCACTGCCGAACTTGGCGATGAGCGTCCCTGATGCAACTTGATTTCCTGCCCGACTTTAGTACTTGGGAGCAGTGGAATGGCAACCTGATCCTCTATTTTGGCGACCAACAGTTCCCCTACGTCACTGAAGAAAATTGGAAACAGGTTGCCTCATCTATGGTGACAAACAGCATATTTAGCCAATTCAACGTACCCGCTCCAGATCAGTTTGATACTTGGCAAGGGTGGGCAAAAGCAGCAACTCAGGCCGTAAATGGTCCATAAAATGGGTAATTTTCTATAGGATATACGTACATGACACCTTCAGAAATTATCACTGCCGATTGCCAACAACATGGAGTCAACCCTGAAAAGGTGTTGGCTTTTGTCGCTTCTGTGGTTCAAAAGGGTAAAGGCCATATCATGTCCGCAGGCAATAGCGTCCTGTTGATCCGAAACATCGACAAAAAAGATGCTGAACTGCATCTTTTCACTCAGGATTCCCCAATGCAATTGGTGCAGAGCTTGCCTCATTTCATCAGCATCATTCGCAAAACACCGGTTCGCTGCGTGTACGGCAAAGCGGACAATCCCGGGATTGTTCAAATGCTAAAACGCCTTGGTGTTAAAGTAGAACATTCAGATCGCCACCAATACAACTGGATGGCGAAAGTATGAAATCTCATTTTCTTTTAGACATTCCTGATTTGCCAATTGGTGCGTTTGAGCATTGTGGCAACAGAAAGATAAAATTGTTTGGGCCAGCGGCGGCGGTAGTAAATGCTGTTGCAGATACCGCATCAAGCGTGGTCAACACAGTAGCCAACGTCGCTTCTAGCGTCGTAAACACGGCTGTCAACGTGGTTGACAGCGCCGTTACAAGCGCAGTCAATGACCCAATTGGAACAATCGCCAAAGTGGCTGCCGTGGCGACTGGCAACGCTGAATTGCTGCCTGCCATCTCGGCGGCTGACACGATTGCCAACGGTGGTAATTTAGGGCAAGCCCTTTCCAGTGCCGCCGTATCTGAAGCCGGCTTGCAGGCTGGCCAATACGTTAGTGGCGCCTTAACAGGCACACCTGCTGACGCCAGCGCCGCAACCACTGACACTGGCGCAGCAGCCGCCCCCACTGACACTGGCGCAGCAGCCGCCCCCAGTGACACATCCTCTGGGTTGTCCCCCACCACGATCAAGGCTGCCAGCGCGGCGGCTTCTGGCGCGACTCAGGCTGCCCTGTCTGGCGGCAACCCAATCGCTGGCGCGGTGAACGCTGCCGCATCAAATTACGCCTCTGGCGCGCTCAATAGCGCAGTCAACGCGGGCGGCGCTTCTGGCGGCACACCTAGTGACACCCCCACGACCGCACCAACAGATACCCCTAGTGCAGCATCGACCTACGTGGCGCCGGTGGACACCACTTTGACACCCCCTGTTGACACAACCTCCGGTGTTCAGGCGCCGGTAGACACTAGCGCGACAACCAACCTAACGCCTCCAATTGACACAACATCTGGCGTTCAACTGCCAGCGGACGCAGGCCCGATAGCAGCGTTGACGCCCACAGTCCCTGCGACCCCCGTGGCCGCGCCAACGCCGGCTGACACAACGACCCCCGTGGCCGCGCCAACGCCGGCTGCCAATGTGAATGTGCCTGTTGCCACAGCACCAACCGATACAGGCATTGTCGAGTCCGTATCGCCTGTGGTTGACACAACACCCTTGGACGTTTCATTGGCGCCTGTGACTGGCTCACAAGTGCCTCTGGACACAACGGCGTCATACAATCTGGCAAACACCACACCAGTGGCTGCCGACACAGGTAATGCGACATATTCGCAGTCGCCCAATTTGACCTCCATGAATGGTGGGCAAGGCGTCACAGTACCCACGGTTACAGGGACAACCAGCGCGATCGGCACCACAGCAACTGGATCGTCTCCCAATCTGGGCGACCCAAATTCGATCATCAACAATCCGAACGTGACTGGAACACCCGTTGCGCCAACGGACACATCCACCAACATTCCTACACCGAGTGTGTCGGCAAACTTGATTCCTGCTGCGGCAGCCACAAGCTTGACCAAATTAAATGGATCAGCATCGAGCAACACAGCGACTCCAACCCAGCAAGTTGCGCAACCCGAGCAACAAAGCTCGTCCCTGATTTCAGACACAGCGCCAGCCCCGTTGAATCCTTTATTGTTTTCCTTGGCTGGGTTTCAAACACCACGATCAAAAACCACGGACTTCGGCGATTTGTCTCTCTTAACATCCATTTTTCATGGCGCTGGTGATGGCGATTTGTCTCCTTTGCAGTCGGATGTGACCACAGCGCCGACATACACTCAGGCAAACTCCTACGCGCCCACCACCGTGGCTTCTGTTCCCGCAGGCAACGACTATGTTGACCCAGCCCAAAATGTGGAGCCTTTGGCATCCTACGCACAAGGCGGTTTGACAATGGCGCACCCGGCGGGCGAACCTCAATTCCATTCCCAAGGCGGCTTGGGCAACATGCACGTCAAGGGTGACGGCGATGGCACCTCGGACAGCATTCCTGCCATGGTGGCGCGCGACGAGTTTGTGTTGCCTGCCGATGTGGTGGCAGCGTTGGGTAATGGATCATCCGACGCTGGCGCGTCCAAACTTGATGAAATGGTGAAAGCGATCCGTTCGCGCGCCCATTCAGCTTCCCCCAGCGAACTGCCGCCCTCTGCGCATCAGTCGCCGCTAGATTATTTGAAAAAGGACCGAGCATGAGTGCTTTTGATACCTCATCCACAGCAGCGACGACGCTGCCATCGTGGTTCACCTCTGCACAACAAAATATTGGTCAAGCCGCCACTGGCGCGCTGTCCAGCGCAGTCAACCCCCAAAGCACAGTGGCTCAGGGTTTGGTTGAGTCGCTGGGCTCCAATACAAACCCCTTCACCCAAGGCACGGCCACGTTGCAAAATATTGCATCTGGTATCACCAATCCATGGTTGCCAAACGGCCAACCTAACACGGGCACAACCCTTGGTGGCCTGTTCGCTTCTGAAAACGCGCAACTCAATCAGATGTTGCCAACGATTGCATCAACGCAAGGTGCTGCGGGAATTGGCTCTGGTCAAACAGGCTCTTTGCGTGACCAAACAGCAATCGATGCGTCCAAAGCAGGCGCATTGACTACATTGGCCGCAAACCAAAATACAACTGCTGAGAACGCATTGACTCAAGCCATCCAAGCAGAAGCTGGCGCAGGTAATCTTGGATCACAATATGGCACCACAGCACTCAACACAGCCAACTTCCAAGAGCTTGGTGCATTGCCTGCGGTCAACCAAGCGGCCACTGCACTGGGCAACATTGGCCAATCTGTGCCAAGAACGACAACAACGACAAACAACCAAGGATTGACCGCCAACCTGACACAAGCAGGCAACCTTGCCAACAACTTGGGCAACTTGGGTCAAGGGGCGTTAAACGCACTGACAGGCACAGGCTCATCAGCAAACTTGCCAAGCTGGTTGTCTAGTTTGTTGTCTTCATCCAGCACACCAACCTACACTGGCACCCCCCAACCAATCGACACAAGCTCGTATGGTGGCGGCGGCGACTATTCAGGGTACACTACTGGTTCAGATACCAACGCCACATCGGTTGACGCAAATGGCAACCCAATCACCCAGTAAGGACAAACATGGCAGACACAGAAAACCAAAGCGGACTGGACGCAATTGATCAATCTTCTGACACGCCCGTAGTCAGCGGATTGAGTATTGCTGGCCAAAAGAAAGTGAGTCTTGGTGGTCCTCAAAGCCAAGAAGTCAAAGACCAACTCATGAAGATCATCCAGCAACGCGAAGCTGAGAAAAATAGCGTACTGGGCAACTTTACAGAGAGTATGGCTCGGTTTGCAGGCCCTACCTCTGGCTGGGCCGGACAACAACAAGCGTACAATCAAACGCAAGAACAGCGTAACAACGACATCACACAAGCTCGCGTTGCAATGGCAAACATTGACTCGCAACAAGCCCAACAAGCACAAGACCAAGCGGTGTTTAATCGCATCATCGGTGCAGGCGGCGCACAGCCTCAAGGGCAAGGTGCTTCACAGCCTCAAGGGCAAGGTGCTTCACAGCCTCAAGGGCAAGGTGCTTCACAGCCTCAAGGGCAAGGTGCTGCACAAGCCGATTTGGCTCCTATCCTTGGCGGTCAAGTGCCTTTGAGCCAAGAGCAACAATTGCAACTCTACGCACTGCATCGTGTCAACCCACAAGCTGCAATCACCAAAGCCATTGAGTTGCGCAAGCTGACCGACACTCAACGTGAGTTGGTGTCTGGTGGCGTTAAGCCCGGCTCAGATGCGTGGAACCGCGCTATGATGCTGCATGCAGCCGGCGCCGGCGCATTCCAGCCTCATGAAATGAACGTGCCCGGCGGTACGGTGCAACAAACCCCATGGGAAGCTGTGCCAACGGCTGGGCAAGGCCCCGCACCTCAGTCTGGTGCTTTGCCTTCTGCTCCAGTGCCTGCGCCTACCCCTGCGCCGGCTGTGCGCGGTGGTGCGCTGCCTTCAACTCCCCCTGTTGCTCAGGCTCCAGCGCCAGCGCCAGCGCCTGCACCCGCGACAGGCACAGGGTTTATCCCCGGCTCTAAACAAGACTTGGCAATCCGCGAGGCTGAAGCCAAATCAAAAGCCGCCGGCTTGGAGGCCGAATCGCGCAAAGTGGGCGAGAACTATGCCGCACAACAAACCGCACATGAAACGGAAGCGATGAACGCTCCTGACAATGCCGCACTGGCCCAACGCATGCAGCAAGACATCAAATCTTCAAACGGCGTGTTGGGCAAGTTGGCCAAGCCCGGCGCCATGAGCGCGTTCTTGGGCCTCGTGGACCAAGGCGTTCAACTGGGTGAGTTCGGCGCTGTCAAAATCCCCGGCCTGCAAGACACGTTGGTCAAACTCGACCCGGCGGCCAAAGACAAAAATGTCATGGACGCATACGTTCGTTTGGGTCGTGACTTGACAAAAATGCAACTGGACTACAGCCAGAAAGTGCTCAAGGGCCAAGGGTCTGTTTCTGACAATGAGCGTCGCTTGATGGCAGAAGTGATTGGCGACCGCGCGCATTCGACGCCTGCTTCGCTGATGCAAATGGCCAAAAGTGTTGAACTCGAAGCCCGCAACCGCGTGGAGCAAGATCGCTTATGGAAAGAAATGAAGAAAGCTGGCCATCGTTGGAGTGAATTCCAAGACAGCCCTGAACTGGCCGACATGCGCAAGAAACAGTTCTACCGCACAGCCAAAGTGTTTGGCCGCGCTGACGCTAAGTATCCCGGGGATCAATGATGGGGATGTTTGATTCACTCAACGAAAAGCAACGCGCCACCGCTGAGAAGGTGATGGCCTCTGCTGAGAAGTATGGTGTGCCCAAAACACTTGCTTTCGGTATGGCAATGCAGGAGAGTGGGTTTGACCAAAGCAAACATTCAAAAACAGGCCCTGTGGGCGTGATGATGCTTGGTCGTAAAGCCGCCAAAGACATGGGTGTTGACCGATACAACGAAGATGAGAACATTGACGGCGGCATGCGCTACGCGCGCCAATTGCTCGACAAGCACAATGGCGACTGGGACAAAACTTTGGTGGCATACCATGATGGCCCCAACAGCCCGTATTTCAAAGGCGGCGAGATGAGTCCCGAAGCCAAAACACACATTCAAAAAGTAAAAGGATATGCTGATATGGCAGGCCCTAATAGTACACAATTCAGCACCGATGTTGAAGACATCGAGCCCTTGGATTTGTCTGGCATCAACGACACAACACAAACCGTGGATCAAGGCCGCGACATGGATGTCACCGATGCCATGTCCGGCGGCGCGGGCGCGCTTGCTGGCGCCATGGGCGGCGCTGATCGCAAACGCACAGAAGCCAACGTGCGCGCGCAGACAGCCAACGCCAATGTCGTGCGCGATGCTAACCGTACTGCCCAATTGCAGCACCAAGATCAATTAAAGAATCTTGATCGCCAAGACAAGTATGCTCTTGAGTTGCGCAAAGCTGCAATGGAGCATGCAGCTGCAATGCAAAAAGCCTCAGAGCAAGCCGCAGCAACCGCGCAAAAGGCCGCAGGCCAAGACCCCCGCAATTGGATTCGAGGCCAGTTTGGTGGTGATATTGCCGACGTGGAAGGCCGCAATGTGTTGAGCCAAGCCGAAGCCCAACAAGCCGGCACTCAAGGGGTTAGTCGTGTGCGTCAAGCTCAAAGCATGATGCCCGGCGCTGCGCCCGACCCAACAACTGGTTTGTGGCTTGGCCAAGATGTTCTGGCATCACGCCCTGCTGCACCAGTGCCGCAAGCGCCCAAGGTGCCAAACTTCCCCATGCCCAAACCACTGCCGCGCCCTAACGCACCAGCCGCCTTGCCCGTCCCTCACATTGAGGCTGGCAGCCGAATTGGCAGTGCGTTGAACGCAGGCACTGGCGCCATCATGGGCCAACAAGCCAAAGAAGCCATTTTGGCAGCGCAAGAAGGAGACTATTTGCACTCCGGGTTGAGTGGTCTGGCTTCGGCAGGCGCCGGTGCAGCCACGTATTCTCGTAACCCAAAAACAAAAGCGATTGGTGCTGGTGTTGTGGCTGCTGCAAAAGGCGCGGACTACCTCAAAGACTACATCATGAACAAGATTAACCCGCAACCTGCGGGGCAGTGATTTTAGGCTTGGAAGAAGAGCGGCCTAAGCCGCCCTCCAGCCTCTTTTATTTTCTGTAGCGCGTATCGACCCATGACTCCGCCGCAAGAGGGAAATCAGGTGCCCACTTTGGCGGGGTTGTCAGTACAGTCATAAGCCGCTCCTCGGTGTATTTAGCATCCTCCACTAAACTTAATGTGAGGTTTTCATCATGGATCAGGTTGACTACCGCTATACCTTCAGCATCCAAAGCAAGCGCAGATTCAGCAAGAAAATCTCGTGCTGCGCCTTGTACGCTACTTTGAAAGATCGAGCTACCGATCAGCTTATTGCGCCCCCACTTGCGAGTGAAGGTGTTTTGGCTGGTGACGTAAACAACATCAGCAGGTTTTCCCCATGGTGTCAGCTCCTTACGGATGTCGGGTGCTTGCCAGCAAATTAAGCGTCCCGAGGGCAACTGCATCCACAGCACGTTGTTCGCCACCTTCATCGTAACCCGGCCCGCCTTGAACGGCTGGCCGGGATTTTTTATGCAGTCAAGCGCGGCTTGGCCCATTTGATACCAGCAATTCTTCACCCGACCATACGCCAAACGGTAGGCGTTCACGGCATCCTCTGCCTGCTCCAAGGTCAAAATCACCCCCATCGATTCCGCATAAGCCACGAGCCCTTTGGCTCCTTGGCCAAACATGCACCCAAGCACCGCCGACTTGCTGACTTGGCGCTGATCCTTTGTGACCTCTTCATAGGGCACGTAGTACAGGCTGGTTGACGCAAAGGTTTTGTACTCGTCCAACCCCAAGCGGAACAGCTCCAGTTTGTCAATTTGGTTGGCCATCCACGCGGAGACGCGGTTCTCAATCGAACTCAAGTCGGCATCGACGTACACATAGCCCTCTGGCGCCTTGATGGCATTGCGGACAATCGATGAGCATGCCTCCATGGTCTTGTCGCCAAACCGCGCGCGCATGGCCTCGTAGTCCCCGCGCACCAGCGCCAGCTCAACTGCGTCGTTGATGTCTTGGTCTTTCATCCAGATTGCCGGACGTGCAATATTTTGCAGGTTGATCCCGCGACTGGCCCAGCGGCCCGTGGACGCGCCATGGTAGACGAGGCCATTTCGGATGCGCCCGCCAACCTGCATCTCGGCCATCTTGGCAAACTTGGTCACAGAGGTCTTAGCGCCCTCCATACGGAGCTTGAGCACTCGGTTGACAGTCTCGTCCCCATGGCCCTCTTTGGCAGCCTTTTCGATGGTTTCTGCGGTCATATCTGGCAAGTCCAACCCATGGTCGTAGAACCAGTTCTTGAGTTGGTCGCGCTTGCTCACCTCAATACCATCCGTCAACCCCATGATCTGCATGTTGATCGAATCCAATTCTTGCTGAACCACCGAGTCAACGCGGGCCAGCTCTTGTGGATCGACCGCAACACCGCGCTGGTTGATCTTCTGAGTGAGCACCCACACACTTTGCTCATGCGCGGAGAGTGGGCGCAAGGGCTCGACAACAGCAATCTCAGTCTGCACGTCACGGACGCAGTACTGGCGGAACTCTTCCAGCAACACCGGGTCGGTGTTGAACGTGCCGTCTTTTTGGGGCTTGCTCAACAGCTGAATCAGCTTCTTGCCGCGCTTGTCTTTTTGAAACTGTGCGTTGGTGACTTCACCAGCGGTGTCCAAATCCTGTGGCAGGTTGTTGGCCGCTGCAATGGCCATCGCGTCAATGCACTGTTCGAGCTTAAGCTCAGGCCAACCCAGCCGCGCGCCAACGCGGTTCCAGATGTGGTACTCGAACGCCGCATTCCAAGCACGAATCAGGCCACCTTTGGCCACGTAAGTGAGTACCCACTCAGGGATGTCGTCGGTGAGCCAACCGTCAGTGTGTTCGGCGCGAAAGCCAGCGGCCAAACAAACAATCTCAGTGCTGGGGTCGCTGGAGTAGACATCAAGCCCGCGATCCTTCAAATCAATCCGGCTGCGTGTCTCAAAGTCGATGCTCAAAATCTTCATTTTTGCTCCCCAATGTTGAAATGTTTAAAAAGGGCTTTGGCCACAATGCTATCCAATTCGTCTTGCCCCTTTTGTTTATATTCAGCGTATTCTTTCTCCGACACTGGAACCCAGTCGTGATGCTCATCTTGCTTTAACCACCATGGTTTCCCATCTTTTTGTCCTAATACCCACATATCAATTGCTCCTTGGCTGCGGACGAATCCGCGTTGAAAAAAAGGGTGGGACGTGAGCCCCACCCTGTAAAGCGCCCACCATCGGGCGCACACCATGAACTCAACTTCAGTATATCACACTTTTTCGTATGTGGCTTCAAAGATGTCTGGCTTGCATGGGTAGTGTTCGCCCTTGACGCCAGTGATGATCCAGTCGCCCGGCGTCACAACGTGACCTCCTTCAAGAGTATCTACCCAACCGCATTCGCCGTCATAAAATTTTGGTGCTGGTTTTCTTACAGCAGGATGGTCGCCCATCTTGAACCATTGCGTAGCTTCAATTACAACGGGCTTTTTACGATACTCTGCCACTGTTCTTCTCCAGTTCGATTAGCATCTCAGCGAAGTGTTTGATCTTCTCCAAGTCCTTGATGCCGCCTTTGTCGCGCCAGCGTGTGGCGTACTTGACGATGCAGCCCTCAATGAAGGGCATGCTGTTGGCGTGGATGTACTCCACGGGTTGGATTTTCAGTTTCTTGTAGTGGTCGCCCGCTACTTGAACGTCAAGAGGATTTGTCATCTTTTTTCTTCCCGAAAATTTTGTCCCAATTGTCCCGGAACTTATCAGGCTCCGGGATGGGTCTTGGTTTAGACCCTTTGCTCATCAGAACGCCCTCCAAGCGTAACGAGTGAGATGAATCATCAAACCCACCCAAATGGAGAAACCCCATGAGCAGAATGCGATAGCCGCTACCCAACTCAGACTTTCAGTGATGAAGTTCATATCAGTAGTATCCTAAAACAGCGCCCAAGGGGAAAAGAAACAAACCCACAATACGCAAAACAAACATGGTGGTAATCTGCATGTCTGTTGTTTGGATCAACGTGATCAAATTGCTGATCCACCCCACGACTCCAAAAATCCACGCGGCGACAAAGACCAAGAGAACAAAAATACGTGACATGTTAGTGACTCCAAGTTACTGCTTTGACGGCCCACATTTGAGCGGTCTGGATTTCTGTGATTGCAATGCTCAACATACGGCGCACCTCTGCGCCCGATGTGTTCTCTTTGGCGGACAGCTGGCGCAGGGTTTCGAGTCCGTCAACCAGTTCCGCGCACTTGCGCTTGATGTCATCAACCACAGGATTGCCCCCGGGGTTGAATGAAACTCCACATGCCTTTTCTCCAAAAGTCAATTCACTCATTTTCACTCCTTGTTAAATCTCACATACGCCTGCGACGCAGGCCAACATTTGCGCACCTTCTACGTTGTCAGTGTTCTCCGAGAACTGGCTCCAATTGATCTTGGGCAGTTTGGCCAACAATGACTCGTACTCTTCCTTGGTGCATTCCTCGTAAGGCGCTTGGCGATATGTTCCGCCGTCATGGGGCAAGAACGACACGCCCGACATCTCATCGAAGTGCTCCCAAACAAACGCACCAACCTTCGGCCACTCTTCCTCTTTGACCGAGATGGTCACGGAGGGTTTGTGTTCACACCAGCTGCGTTGGTATGTCAACCACAACTTCAAGTGGCTGATTGCATCCACGTCATCGCGCGTCACCAAGCCCTCTGGTGCTTTTTGTGGGAAGCTGAACACCGTGGTGGTCGTGGGCTTCATCACGCAAGCCTCGGCGGGGATGCCTTGGTTGACCAAAAACTGAGTCAACGGGTCTTTGTTGTCTCCGCGCACACGGCGAACGTAGTATGGCGCGTGGCGTGGGTGAATGCCGCTTGCTGTGTCGGTCAACTGGCTCACAGTGCCGCTTGGTTTGACAGCGGTGATGGCGGTTGACTTGGGGATACCCAATAACTCAGCGTACTCCGCGTTTGCCTCACCGGCCACAACACGCAAATGCTCCAACCAAGGCGCGGCCTTCTTGCTGTCGCCCATGATCACATGGTCGTAGATGCCAGTCAGCGAAACACCCAACAAACGCTCTTCTTCCGTGTTGCGCTGCCAGACCTTGCGCAGGTATGGGAAGTGCGTGAAGTTGGATTGGATCGTGCCCAAAATGGATGCCATGCGCACTTTCTGTGCGAGGCTGTCCAGTGTGTCTTCAGGGCGCACCATCACTTCGGTCAAGTTGCAGAACTGGTACGGGCGCAAGATGATCTCAGAGCATGGGTTGGTTCCGAACTCAAAATTCTCATCACGTTTGCTATATTTGGCAACCATCTTCTTGGCTGCTTCACGGTTGAAAATGCCACGCTCACCCGAGTGGCTGTTGTACAGCGATGTCCATTCTTCCAAGAAAGTGCCCACCGTGGGTTTGGTCTCATACACAGCGCTATTGTTGGCCAGCGCGCGGTGGGGGTGTGTCTCCCACCAATTACCTGACTTGGCGTGACGAATGCGCTCGTCATTCAAGTCGCTCAATGAAATCATGGCAGAGCGGCGCACACCACCAACCACAACAACCTCACCAATCTTGCACATCAAATCATGGCACTCAAGAGTGTGCAGTTTGCGACCCTGTGCAGCCTTGAAAGTTTTAATGGTGAAGCGGAAGAGGTCTTCCAGTGGCTCGGGGCCTGATGCACGACCACCGAAGGTTTTGAGCGGTGTGCCTGCGGCGCGTACCTTGCTCACGTCCCATTTTGGAATCTCGCCGGAATACAAGCTGGCGATCAGCAGGCGATACGATTTGGCCCAGCCTTCTTTGCTGTCATGCACGGTGATCAAGTGTTCGGAATCATACAAGCGTTCAGGCACGTCTGGCAGCTTGTTGACGTACTTGGATTCAACCGAGAAACCAACGCCTGTACCACACAGCAGAATGAACATTGCTTCGTCAAATGACTTGACGTCATCCACGGGCAAGTACGAGCAGTTGTACACGCAGGTGTTGTCACGGTCTGCTGCTTTGCCTGCTGTCATCACGGCGCGCATACTGGGCATGATGTGGTGGCCAGCGATGGCGTTGAAGATGTCTTGTTTGTTGTCCGCGTTCAAAGCAGGGTGCTTATCGAACACATAATCCACATAGCGCTGGACTGTCTCGTTCCAGTCTTCCCTGCGACCGATTTCAGGTTTGAATTTGGCGTATCGGCTTTTGTGGATGTACTCTTGATATTGATTCATTTTTCTTTTTGGTGTGCTAGAGGGAAAAAAGGCCCCGAGGGTTAGTCGGGGCCGGCTTGTTGCTTAATTGCTAATTAAGCTTCGGGTAGCCCTACGGGCTCTGGTGGTGTGGCTTGAGGCATTGCTTGAGAAACAATACGGCCAATCAACTCGTTCACTTCTGCATAGGGTTGGCGACCCAGTGATGCAAGAACTGCGTTCACATCGGGAATGGACAGCTTCAATTCAATCATTCGCTGGCCTCTACATAGGCTGCTTCGACTTCAGCGATTGCTGTTTGCAAATCCAAAAACTTTTGCAAGTCGGAGGTATGAATTGCAACTCGTGTACCATCGGACAATGTGATGTTTGTGGTGTGCTTCGGGGACGTCTCGGTTGAAATTGCGTACATTTTGAAATCCATCAAAAAAGTTTTATGGTCAGGGTGGCAAGAATCGAACTTGCACTACAAGGTTCCAAACCTCGGCGACTACCACTATCATACACCCTGAATTTGGCTCCCCAGCGTGGGCTCGAACCACGGACAACACGGTTAACAGCCGTGTGCTCTACCAACTGAGCTACTGGGGAATTTGGTTGCGGAGAGCTGGACTCGAACCAGCGACCTTGGGATTATGAGTCCCCTGCTCTACCAACTGAGCTATCCCGCATTGAACCGATTAGACCGCGAAGTCTTCTGCTGCGGACTTACCGCCGCCCAGACGTTCGCCGTCTTCCAATTTCTGAAGGTTGCCCAAACCACATGCGATACCCTTGGAGCCTTGTTGGTTGTATGGGTAGAATGTCAGAGACACACGACCGTAGCAACCGCTGTAGAACTCGTCAGCATCCAAGATTGGTTCGAGGTTGGCGTCAACGACACCGGGCTTTTGCACTGAGTTTGCGTTGATGAAAAATGCACCTTGATAGGCCGCATCATCTTTCTCCGCATCACCGTCACGCAAACCACCTTTGAGGCCTTTGGGCACTGTGCCGCCGAAGAAGGCTGCGCTGGCGGCTTTGGCTTTCTCAAAGGCCGCGTTGATTTTGGCGACCGTTTCCTTGTCATTCTTGTCAATAATCACCGACACAGAATACTTAGGTGTCTTGCCCTCTTCTTGCGCAACGGGCTTGAACACGTTTGCATAGGAAAAACGGACTTTACCTGTAATCACACGCTCATTAACTTTTGACATACTGTTTGACTTTCAAATCTTGAACGACAGCACTTGGAACTGGCGGCTGTCATTTGCCAGTGAATTCAATAACCCATTTTTCGTTATGTGAAATCTGCCTTGGCGGATTTCTTGGCCAGAACCAATTTGACCTCGCCCTCTGGGCGCACAACCAAATCACCCAGCGCCGCGTTCACGCCTTCTTTGTCCAGCTTCTCCAGCTGTGCAATTGACTTGAGCGTGGGTGGGGCAAAGATGTCTTCCTCTTTGAACCCGGCCTTGATCAGCTTGGCTCGTGCGGCTTCAACATCTTCGATCTTGCGGTTGGTCTTGCTGCGACCCAGCTCGTAGCCTTCGGGCACAACGCCATCATCCGTGGCTCGGTCCAAAATGTATTGCTCCACGTCACCCAGCCACTTCTTGATGGCGGAAGATCGGCGCAACACGTCGATGATCTCAGCTTCAGTCAGCAGGGCTGGCGCTTTGAAGTCGCGGGCTGCATCCATGTCGTTGAACTCAGCGCGCGCGCGGCATTGCTGCTTGGCACGACAGAACTGGCAATGATCGCCGGGAATGAAGTCGCCATCGCCGTTCCATGCCTTTTTGGCCTTGGGTTTGACAAAGTGGATCGCCCAATCCAACAGCTTGGGCAGCGTGGTGGTGTCGGTCGTGATGCTGTCAAGTCGCGGCTGGTGGATCGTGTACTCAATCTCGGACAAGTTGGGGTGCGCATCCTTGTATTTCCACCATGCGCCAATGGCGTACAGTCGCAGTTGTGGGTTGTCTTCGGCATCGACAGCCACGCCTTTACCAAACTTCAAGTCGATCACACGGATTTTGGTGTCACTGATGATCACCACGTCTGCCGTGCCGAACCCGTCAGGAACCCATTCACTGAAGTCCACGCGCTGCTCAAAATATGGTGTGTCGCCTTCCCCAATTTGAGAGCGCACATACAGGACGTAGTTGTCCACGTAGCGCTCAAACTCTTCGTCGTAGTAGGGGGTTGCCTTGACTTCGTTGAGGGCTTCAACATATTCCTTGGCGGTGATTTGGCCGTAGTGGCGTTTGAGCTTGGCCTCAGCCAAGTTGTGCGCTGTTGTGCCCTCCGCGCTGACGTCAAAGGCTCCGGTCTTGCGTTTGGGTTCGGGCAGGACTGCTTCCAGTCTGGCACTTGGGGTGCAGGTCAACCACCGCTTTGAACCGGAGGCTGATAAAAGTGCATGTGCTGTCATTCAATATCTTTCTGCAAAGATTAAAAAGCCCGCCGAAGCGGGCTGCTTGGTTTGGCTGATGAGGTCAGCCAGCCTTTTTGAGACTTGCGATCAAGTCATTCACCGCACTGCCAAAGTCCACTGTGACTTCGGCCTTGAGATCAACCTTCTGGGTTCGATCTTCGCGGTAGGTGTCCCCAAACTGGCCTCGAAGGGCAATCTCAGCCAAACGGGAGTTGAAAGCTTTGTTGCTCAAATTGGCCAAAAGCTCACGCTCCCAATACGCTTGACTGTGAACCAAAGCCATATCCAGTGCATCGGCAAACTCAGGGTGGTTCTTTTTGAACGTCTGCGCGGCGCCCGCGCTGATGCCCAACTCAGCCCAAATCATTTTTTGGGAGCTGCCCAGTTTGCCCAACTCGATCATGCGTTCGCACATCTCGGGCTTGAATACGTATTTGGTTTTTTTCTTTTCGGCCATGGTGGGATTCCTCTATTAGGAATTACCCATTTTGAGTGGGTGAGTCGCCCGTGGTGGGTGCTAGGTTGGCGTCACGCACGGCGGCGCGCTGCTTGGCCTCGGCCACGGCTTGGTTATAGACCATGCGCGTGATGGCTCCGGCCATCTCTAGGCGTTTTTGCTCGGTTGACTTAACGCCCAAGCTGCCCATCAGTTGTTGTGCTTCGTTCATTTTTTCTCCTTGAGTTGTTGCAATCTAAATGCTGTGAGTTCACCGAGAATTACATCTCGTTCTGCTAAATCTTGGAATTCCCAAATACCAAGAACCTCTTTGGTTTTGTCAAACATCGGTTCGGTGACGGACAGTTGAATTTCAATGTCGTTTGTTCCGTTGTCTGTCACATACTCGACAATGAAGCCGTTCATGTTTGTCCCCTTTCTCTTATCAGCTTAGACAATCCTTTCATCCACTTGTACATGTCGTTTTTACCAACGGTCTTTGCCCATCTATCAAGTCGCTCATCACACACCTTTGCACATTCTTCGCGTTCCACTTCAACGCCGCTATCAAAGCCCGACATGAAGGCTTCTGAAATAGCAATTTGAGGTTTGTGTTTATCCAATATTCGTTTGGTAAAAACTTCAAGGCGATGCAGAAACTGTAAATGGTTTGTGCCCAAGGCGTACACATCCAATCCTGACGCTCTTGCCTCGTCAAAAATTTCATCTTGTGTCATTCTTCCTCCGGTGGTCGAACGCCGTGAAGCAATCCTTGTTCGTACCCAGCTTCAAAACCATTGTTGCGCACCTCCACAGCAAAATCAATCAGCTGGTTTGTTGTGAAGGGCTGCATGGGCACTTCCCAAATGTTGAAAATGTGTGATGACACTTGACCAAGTTTATGCTTGCTGGCAAGCATCACAACTTCTTCTGCGAACGTCATACTTTAAGTTCCTTTTTGATTTTGTTGACTGCGGACGCATACCAGTACCGCCAATATTTTTCTGAGACAGCGAGGTCTTTGTGATTGTAGCCCATTAAGTGTGCTTCAATAATTTCACGCTGCTTATCGTTGAGTTTGTCCGCGATGATGTTGTACACATCTTGGATCGTTTCCGGCCCCCAAGGAGCCCAACCCATGGTCGATGGCTCAACCGAGGGGTCTTCGTTTTCCAACGGGTCTGGTTCTTCATCAGACAACCGTTTTATGCTTGCAAATACTGTCACCTTCATTAGATTTTTAACGCTTTCATTAGCGCCTCCTGTACATCAACCTTGCCGTTGCAGACGTCCATCGCTTGCTCATCCATGCTTTTTTCCATCAGCAAAAAATGAAAAATAAGCGGCTTGGTCTGCCCTTGTCTGTATAGACGTGCATTTGCTTGTAAAAAGTCTTCACTGTTCCAAGTTATGTCGAACCAAACCACTTGCGCGGTATCTCCGACATTGCACTGTAAATTCAAACCGATACCCACACTCTTTGGGTGGCACAGCAAGTGTGTGATCTCGCCGCGCCGCCACGCCTCTTGCATTTCTTCGTCGTCTGGGTCAAGCACCTTTGCGTCTGGGAACGCAGCTTGCAGCTTGGCCAACGAGTGTTTGAAGTTGTAGAAAATCAGCGTTGGTGTCTCTTCGTCAAGCAGGTCTTTGAGGTAGTTGATTTTTTCCTCGTGGACTAGCAAAACATTTTTGAATTCGTCGTACACAGAGCCTGAACACATTTGCAGCAGTTTGCCACTGAGTGTGCCCGCACTGGGTGCTGTGATGTCAATGTCGCCAATCTCGACAACCATGTCTTTTTTGAGCGTGTTGTACATCGCTCGTCCAGCTTTGTCCCACTCAATATTGTGGTAGATGTCTTGGCGCGGCGGCATGGTCAAGTAGTCTTCTGCGCGCAGAGAAAAACAAATATCACCAACCAGAGAGTCGATCTCTTCCTTGGCTCCGGGTTTCAGTTTCCAACTCCACACCACGCCTGTTCGTCGATCCCTTGCGTCCGGCAGGAAGAACTTTTCCTTGTAGGAAGTCATCGATTTCCCGAGTCGTTGCCCCAAGTCGAGGATGCCCACTTGCGTCCACAGGTCGAGGTACGACTTCGGGGTCGGCGTCCCCGTAAGAATGAACCTGTGCGAAAACGTCTTTAGCGAGCCCTTCAATGATTTCCAGCGTTTGGACGATGGATTCTTGAACCTGCTCGATTCGTCCAACACAAGGTTGTCCCATGATGGTAACGTCTTCTGCTCGAAGAGCCATGGCACATTCTCGGGATTGATCAAGTAAATCTCGGCATTGCTGCGCAAGGCTGCTAACCTTTCTTGCGGCGTTCCGACCAGAAGGGCGAACTTGAAGTTGGTCGTATGCTCCCATTTTTTAGCCTCCTGTCGCCACACGTTTTTGGCCACTGCCTTCGGCGCAATCAGTAGTGTCTTGCCCTTGATTTTCGTCAAGATGGTCAGCGTTGTTGGCGTCTTGCCTAACCCCATGTCCATGAACAACCCCATGTGGGGTGTCGTCTCGGACTTGTTCACCATCGTTCGTTGGTACTCGTGCAATTGGTCGATGCGTAACATCAGTTGCTTCCTCCCGGTGTTTTATCTCGCGCTGCAACAATTCGAGTGTGCGCGGGAAGGATGAGGTAGGTATTTGCAGGATCATCAAAGGCGGGCGGTCTAGCACCTCCATTGAGCACTTCCTTTCTTTTGGTTTGCAGCCAGTCGGCAATGAGTCGAAGCTCATTTTCGTCGGCGTTGTTTTTGATCGTATTGGCTTTGTGCGACATCCAAGCCACGTTGCCTTTCGTGTACCCTCGTTCAGGAATGATACGGTCTAGGCTTGGTGAGTCCGGTGAAGCATGACCGTTGACAGCCCCTTTGCCATACCCCCAAAAAAGAGGGATTTTGAAAATAGGACATAGATCAGGGGCAATCGCGCAAAGAAATTTGTGATCAAGATTGAACTCAACCCCATCTTCCTTTGCGCGCTGGCGAATCGCATACATCATTTTACTGATGTGGTTGCGCTTGTCTCGCCTCCACTTTTTTTCATCTTCAGTCATCTAGCTGCTCAATGAATTGTTGTACCATCTCGGGCGTCGATAAAATGTGGACTACGATGCCTAACTGTTGAAGCTGACGTATCATGTACTCTTGGCGGGCTGACAGCTTCCCCTTTGGGTCTTTCATCTCCACGGGTATGATCTTTGATTGGTAGATCACTAAGCGATCCGGTACTCCTGTCGTCCCCGGGCTTGTCCACTTCAGGCACAGTCCCCCCTTTGCCTTTACCTTCTTTACGAGCTGCTGCTCTAGCCCTTTTTCGTTCTGCATTGACACACTCCACGATACACTGGTGAAACACTTGCTCAACGATATGCTGCACAAGGTACGCACGGCTTTCAGGGCCGAATTGCTCTTTTGGTTCGCCAATGTGCTCAAGAATACTGTCAACAACGTGGCATGTTTCATGAGCTACTGTGCCCGCGAGGGACGCAGCGTCATCGGCGCGCAACTGAATGTCAACAATTAAAATCACCAAACACTGGCCACCCCTTGCGATGGTGTGCGTTTCCGCAACAGACCCATTCAATGGTGACGCGGCCAACTGTTCAGGCACTTCAAAGTCTTTGAGGATTTGGTTGAATCCAGCTTCGTCAAAGCAAAGCTTGACGTGAGTGGGGTATAAACCAATATCAATGTCGTAGTATCTCAATTTCATCCGAATACCTCTTGTGTGTCGAATCGTGTGGTGTCAACGTACCGTTGTGCTTTTGAGTTCAGTCGAACGCCTCGATAAATGTTCTGAAGCTCTCCCTCAATCCTTGCGCGATCTGCCAATACGCGATGATCTTGGGTTGCTGCCAAGAATCGACGCTTGAATGCTAAATCGCTGCCCGGAGGAATGTTCTTAGCCAAACTCCACTTTTTCCAACACAAAAATACATCGTCTTTGTTGCACTCAGCCAGCGGGTCGTACTCCAGCGCATCGGTCACGAAAGCCCCGATAGGGTTGCCCAACTCTTCCATCAACTCAAGCAGTTCCCTGCCCGATTGTGGCTGAATGAAGCGCTGGCCTGTGCGCGCCATGCGGCGTTGTTGGCCTTCGATTGCCCAGTTGAAAATCCCGGGCAGCTCTTTGGCCAGCTTATCCGCCAGCAGCGTATCTTCCTTGCCGTAAAACGAATTGGACATCTTCAAGACGATCATACGCCCTGTCAACGCATTCGAGTTCTCCGTCAACTGCAACGCTTCGTTGGAGTAGATCACAATGCGCGTTGGCAGGTAGCCGCTCCATGCCTCCTTGTTTTTGCGGTTCACTGTCACCGTGTCGCCGCCGACGATCCTCAGAAGCTGGCTTACCACCGCGCCTCGGTTGCGTTCTGGCGCACGAGCATCGGTAAAAGAGGCCAACAACTTGCCGATCCAAGGCTGCAAGCCAAACGTATCGCATAGCTCCTCCAGCTGCGGCGCCACGGTGTTGTGCTGCCCCAGCAACGACACCAGCACCTTGTTGATTGTGCCCTTGCCCGAGCGGCGAGGGCCGATCAGGTTGAAGAACTTCTGTTGGCTTGAGTCACCACTCAAAATGTAGCCAAACATCTCTTGCAGCGTGATGATGCTGTCTGGATCGTCGCCCCATAGGTCGCTCAAGAACGCCAACCAAGTTGGGCATGTGGCATCTGGGTCGTAAGCAAACGGCAAGCTGTTCAGCGTGAAGAACCCCAGCGAGTGAGGAATCATCACGTTCTCTTCCGTATGAAACAACCCGTTTTGCAACGACACCAGCTTGGCCGGATCAGGTTTGTCGCGCCCGTACCCATCCAACCAAACAGGCGGGCGCGTGTTGGCTGTGTTGGGCAAGTGTGTGGCTGCCTGAATGGCGTCCAAGATACCGCTCACCGACGAGGCGTTGGGGTTGAACGGGATAAGGTTCATCTTGCGATCGTACTTCTTGCACTTGTCCAAAAAGTTGTACAAGTGCGCGCGCACGGTGGCCGACTCGATGTCCTCATAGTGTGTCCCCTTGAACTGGAACATGTCGCCGCCGTAGCTTGTTAGCGTGAAGCCTTCTTCGCAATTGAATTCGCTGTTTAAGAATTCTTTGGCGTGGTTAAGAGGGCCACCAGTGAGAACTTTTTCACCATTGGCAATGACCTCGGCTTCCTTGAGCTTGTTGACTTTGAACACCAGTGTGCGCAGTGTCGTGCCCGACGAGCCATGGAATGAGTCCCACTTCTTGGCGCACTCACCCACAGCGTAGGCAGAGCATTTACCGTCGTTGTCCGACCAGCGATCCCACAAGTCTAACGCCTCCACATCACCACCGAATTGGTGGTGCAGCGCCATGCCTACCTGCAACCAGTCATTGTACCCGCATTCGGGGTCTAGGCGCGGCAGCAGTTCAGTTTCGACCCGAGCCAAGTCCCAATCCTCAATGGGCGGGCTGTAGTCGGCAAAATCATCGCCCGAGCGATAGCTCTGGCGTTCAGGCACGATGGCCTGAACGTCTTGCTCTTCGTCGGGAATGAAGCCGCCACGGGTGTGGCCTGTGACGGTGAAGTATCGGCCTTTGGGGTAAATCTCCAGACCTTTATCATGGTCTACGTGCGCTGCATTAAGCTGTGCGCGGGTGAAGATTTTGACCCCTGTGCCTGATGGGCTTACTTCGCAGTAGCCTTGGATTTGCTGTACGATCTTTTCGGCTTCTTCGCTGAGAGAACCGTTTGGCTCAACGCAGTCGTCCAAGTCGATGCCCAGAATGCCGTCGCTACCGTCAAAGACAAAACCAACGCCATCAAAGCGGCCAGTTTGGTAGGCTTCTTGTGCATGTAAAAAGTCCGTCCAAGTGTTAGGGTTTGATGAGCTTGCTGATGTGCCCGAAGATTGAAGAGGCAGCTTGCTCCACCGCTTGTTTGATTCGGCTCCAACCTCGACTAAACGCCAAAGCACCCAGCGAGGTATTTTCTTGAGTGCGATCGGAATGTTCTCGAATTGCACCGGCAGCACTGATGGCTTGGTCATAAATAGTCGTTACCTTAACAATTGATCCGTAGGGGGTGTCGATGGATGGGCGGATGCCCTTGAGCATCGCCCCGATGTGGCGCGGATTGCATTCCAGTTCCTCAGCGCACTGCTTGATGCTGGGAAATTCGTGGAGCACAGGCTCCCCTTTTAATGTGACTCGAAGAAGATGGATTTTCATTTGGTGACGCCTTTCACAATGTCGGCAAACAATTCGCGGCGCGACTTGGCATTTTTAATACTCGCAATCAAGTCAACAAGAACGCCCTCTAAACGGCTGATGACGTTATCCATCTCAACCACGATTGGCCAACCGTATTTGGATGCCGCTTGCTGATCATTCAACCCTTCTTCCAAGGCCTTGTTGATCAAAGGAGAGAAGTTTTTTTGCTCTGACGCGCTGACTGTGTGGAATCGCAAAAACCCTGTGAGTTCCAGCACAATAAAGATCACCGCTGGCGCAAGCACAATGATTGGTAGTGCTTGAACTGGGTCTAGCAAATCTGCTGCGACATAGGTGATCAGTGCGCCGATCAAATACGCTACGTAAAGAATTGTTCTCATTGTTGGCCTTTCTGTTCTGGCAATAACCCATTTTCCACATTGTGCAATCTATCCTTGGTTGCCTGATGTGAAGCTTGTTCTTCTTGCAGCTCTCGTTCGAGGCGAAGATTTCTCTCGCGCAAGAATCGATGCTCCATTTCTAGCTCGTCTACGTTGATCATTTTTCTGCTCCACTAGACAGCCAGTCATCGGCTTCACCAAAGTCGCCGTTTGACATGCGCGCACGGCTCTCATAAATGTACTTTGGCTCAACGGCGCGCCACGCGGCCTTGAGTTCTTCGTACCTCACAAACGGTTCGTTGACAATGAATACAGGCGTCAACTCACCATCGTGCTTGATGGAACCACAAAAAATGTCCGGCGCTGTGCCGGACAACTGCCATGCCTTGTAGGCTTTGCGCATCGCCAACCATGCGGCTCGGACTTGTTCTGTCCATTGTGCCGCGTGTTCGGCAGGCAACCACGCTACCTTACGCTGAAAGTCACTCTTTTCGTGAGGTGTCATTTGAGATGCTTTCTTTTAAAATTCTTGCAAAACCGAAGCGAACCAATACCGCGAGTCCCCTGCCCGACAAACGCACTGTGGCGTCCGCCGAACCATCGTGGTTTTCTCTGATGTGCATGACTCGGATGTCTTTGTCCCAATCATGAATGTCTACTTCACTGATCATTCAATTTCTCCTTTTCGCGCATAATGACACCAAACTTCCATTCTAGGTGCGCCCGCAATGCCACTGTCGCACCCAAGGCTTCTTCAACCGTTAACGTGCTTCCTTTTTCTTGCAAGACATCAAAAAACGCTTCAAGTAGTTCTTTCATTTTGTTTCCTTATTTGACTGTTATGTACAAGCCTACGTTGGCCATGGCATAGCTGATGTACATCAGCGCCATGCCCGCGTTGCCCTTGGTGAACTGCTCCACTGCCACGTAGGCGTAGATCAATCCGGTGAGGATGATTAGGTTGCCGCTCATCAGAATAACTCTCGTTTGAGTTCTTTAATGCGCGCCGTCACATAACCACTCAACAACTTGAAATTGATTGTTGGATTTTTGAATTCCTTCAAAATTTCCCACATTTCTTCCGTGATGATATCATAGTAGACCGTGTGCAGCAACCGAGGAATCATTTTGCTGTGCCACCCCTCACCCGTCTCGTTGATGATTTTGGCGTGAACCTTATCGACGAGATGTTGAGTCACAAACTTTTCAGCAATCCGAGCCTCAATGATGTCGCCAACGATTTCAGTCGCGCCCATTTCTTTGGTGTGGCGCTCTTTGAATTCATTGGTGACGATCTTTGCCCACACTGTACGACCGTACTTATTTACAAAGTCGTAGTTTTTTATGACAACGCCCTCGCCAATACCATGGCCGTCTTTAATCAGCACCTTATTGAGTTCAATACTTTTGCTGAACATCTCATGGCTGCCGTTTTTGATGGTTTGGATTGGAGCAAGGTAATCGATACCATGGTTGATTAAAGTGTTCACATAATCATCATACTCGTAAAACTCTCCTGTACGGCGGCTCACCACGTCAAAGACGTAGAACTTGCGCCATGCGTCATCACGGTACGTTTTGAGTGTGTGCGGCACAAGCCATTCGCCATACAAAATGGCATCAGGGCAGTTCTCAAAAAATGCTTTGTATCTCGGGTCTTCACGCATGTGCGCGTGAAAACCTGCGTTGTCTTCCTCTGAGCTGAGTTCTCGGTTGCGAGAACCCGCACAGAGAGTGCCGTAGTCGTCTCTCCATATTGAGGCGTTTGTGCCGTCAAGTTTAGGGAAAACGTAGCATGTGCCTATTTCAATTCCCTCAACTTCAGCCGTGCCAAACTTCTCGACGTGCATGTACTTTTGAAAGCCGCTCATAGGTTGTCCTTAGTTGAGTGCGAAGGGGCTGACGACAATGCGAGGCTCAATGTACAGGGGTTGTGCCTTGCCCGTCTTGTGGTCAACACACAGTACCCAAGTACCGTCCGCGCTGGCGGGGCTGTACAGCCCGTTGGGGTCGGCTTGTGGCAAGGTGACGTTGCCGTGGTCGGGTGTTTCGCTCATGCGTGCCACTCGTTGCGGGTTGGTGTACTGGGTGGCATAGGGCAAGCCAAAGCCAACAGAATCACACACTTTGTGCATATTGCCGTTCATGTCCATAATGTATGTGGTGGTGGCCACATTGCGGTCACGCAGCTCCAAGATGTCTTTCATCATGCGCTTCTCAGCGAAGTTCACGATGGCAGGCATACCCACTTGTTGAACTGCATTCAAGCTCAACTCTTCTTGCTTGGCGCGTTCGATTTGAGTTGATGTTGGGTGTGGCGCGTCACATGCGGCCAAGAGGATGGTGACAGCGACGAGGAGAGTTTTCAAAATGGTTTTCATTGTCCTGCTTTCAGTTGGTTGTAGAAATTACGCAAGTTTGCGGGCATGCGGTCTTCGGGGTACACAGAGAAGCGGTGAAGCACGATGGCTCGTAACGCTTGTTTGTGTTCTGCATCGGCGTTATTGTACGCCAATTCAAGCTCCTCCAAGTCGCGCACCATGCCATCGTTGTATTGCTCCGACTCCTTGAAGGTCTTGTAGTCCGTGGCTCGATACCGTGGAGCAAAGTAGTTGTATGCCTCATAGCTTGCTAAGCTGAGAGCAAAAATCAAAGCCAGTGTGGCCATGACCAGCGTGATGCCTTCGATTATTGTGCGGATCATGTTGTTTCCTTTTCGGTTTGTTTGTCAGTGGACTGCGCGGGTTGTTTGTCCCTGATAGGGAACAGATACTCATCGGCGTATACTCGTTCAAAACATTGATATACGTTTCCTGTCTCTGTGCGCACGGTCAAAGGAGAACCCTCTGTTTGGACAACCCATGAAATACACTTTTTGGTTTTCAAGTATTTTATTGCCTCGCCGTTAACTGTATTATGACTTGACCCATCTACAGCTTCACTCACCACCTTGACAATTTTCCCGATGTTTTCGGGGCAGCGTGGTGACTTGATGATGATTGCCAAATCACCAACTTGGCAAACTGGTTTTTTATTCATTCTCTTGCTCCTCTGCAAGTTGATCGCGGTTGAATGCGTCAAGACTGATTGGTTGTCGTTGCATGATGGTGTATCGGTCGCGCACCACCTGAACAGGCAAGCTCGTGCGTCCGGCAATCTCGTAAATTGTCGGCTCGCGGCACAACTCTTGTGTGAGTTGATTCTCGGCCTTTTTGATTTTACGGATGCTTTCTTGCACGGGGATTGGCACATGGATGATGAGTCCCGTGTTCTCGATGGCGCGCATGACTTGGCTGTAAATCAGTTTGCGCGCATAGGTTGCAAACCGATTCTTTGGCTCCCATGTGCGCGCAGCGCGCATCAAAGCGATGTTGCCTTCTTGCACCAAGTCATCACGGTCTAAGCTGCTGCTGAGATTCCACGCTGGTAGCTTCTGCACAACAAACACCACGAGGCCAAGGTTGGCCAACACCAGTTGGGTGCAGGCGTCCTCGTCCCCGTGCTCTTTGATGCGTCGAGCCAGTTCAATCTCTTCCTCGGCGGTGAGCCTTGGTGTTTTTTTGCTCACTTGATCACCTCTGCTGATTTCAGTTTGCCCGTCCCACCATCAAAGGTGAGTTTCAGGTTGTCTCTTGAACCCGACCAATCTGTAAACCCACTTGTCAGGCCAGTGTGTGCTATCCAACCAAGCAACACAGTATCTTTGGATTTGACGCGGTACTTGTTGTCATCCATCCATTGTGGGAATGGTATATCAACCCAACATCCATCGTTCAATATTTGGATTTGTGCTCCATCAGCCCATGCTTTAATGGTTTCAGCGTGTACGTGAGGTTTGTTCATATTGCATCCTTTCCTAAGACCACTTTGGCGCAGAACTTGCGCACTTCTAAAAGAGGTTGATCTTCAAACGATTTGTAGCAATGCGCTACTGCGCGGTCTTGCGCGTTGTTGTCGCCGTATTGCGCGCCGCCCAAAAAGACCAGCCAAACACCTGCGGCGACCATGATTTTTTCAACTGTTGACATTCTTAATTTCCTTTCACGCAGAGTACCTGCTTGAGTTGATGAACGACCTCAACGAGATCGGTTTGATTGGCCATCACTTGGTCAATGTCTTTGTAGCTGGCTGGGATTTCGTCAATGACTCCTTCGTCTTTGCGGCACTCGACTCCCATGGTCTGATCAATGAGATCAGTGAGGGAAAATCGGCGCTTGGCTTCTGCACGGGACATAGCCCGACCCGCGCCGTGCGAGCAAGAACAGTAAGCTTGAATGTCGCCGCGACCTCGTACAATGTAGCTTCTTTGGCCCATGCTTCCCGGAATAATTCCGAGATCACCAAGTCGCGCTCGAATAGCGCCCTTGCGTGTAACCCACATATTTCGTCCGAAGTGGTTTTCTTTTTCAACATAGTTGTGGTGGCAGTTGATTGCCTCCTGTGTGATGGTGAATGGCTTGGTGATCTCTTGGCGCAACGCCGCGATGACCTCTTGCATCATGATGCGTCGGTTCTCAAGCGCGTAGTTCTGCGCCCAACCCACAGCGGCCATGTAGTCATCAAAGTTCTCGGTGTCTTCGGGGAAGTACGCAAGGTTGTCGTCAGGCAGGGACACAAAAAACTTCTCCATGTCGCGCTTGGCCAGCCCGATGTAGTGCGTACCAATCATGTTGCCAATGCCGCGAGAGCCTGAGTGCAGCATGATCCACACATCTTGGTTCTCGTCAATGCAAATCTCAATGAAGTGGTTGCCACTGCCCAGCGTACCGAGTTGGCTTGCGGCCTTTTCGCGGAACTTCTGCATATTATTTTTATACAAAGGTTGCACCACTGAGTTCATAAATTCCGCATTTATAGGCGTAATCATTTCAAGTTCAACTTCGCGCATATGGTCATGCCCACCACCTACACCCAGTGGCACGCGCTTCTCGATCTCATCGCGCAGGGGTTTCAAGTTGTCAGGCAGGTCGCTGGCCTTCAATGACAGTCGCACCGCGTTCATGCCACAGCCAATGTCAACACCCACAGCGGCGGGGATGACGGCCTTCTCGGTAGCGATCACAGTGCCCACGGTCGAGCCAATCCCTGCATGAACATCGGGCATACACGCTACCCCGTTTGATGCAATGAATGGCAGGCGCGATAGGTTCTTGAGTTGGGTCAAGGCGCTGGCCTCAACTTCGTCAGTCCAAATTTTGATTGGGCGTGCGCCTTGTTCTTGAATGACTTGTTTCATTCGTCAATCTCCTTGAATACTGGTTTGGCTTCGTGCAAAACATACGACCAGCGTTTGCCACAATAGGTACACAGGGTTTCCCCTGTGCCCGTCTCTGAGTCATCCTTTTGGTATTGCATTGTGCAGTGCTTGCGAGGACAATCTTCCATTTCTTTTGGGATGATAATCATACAGCTTGGTATTTTGTGACCATGACTTGCTTTGGCTCAACAAAGAGCCACTCGGTGAATTCAGCACCTTGGTAGGACGCATACCAACCTTGGAATTTGACGTACACATCTTGGCCGTCTTTGCTGAATTTGTACACCGACCAATAATCCTCCCCCTCACCCTCACCGCCGTGGTTGTCTTCGAACTCCACGGTGATGCCGTCAAGTGATTTTTTAAACTCGATGGTTTCATCCTCATCATACTCGCTCACTTTGGGGGAGAACCCAGTTTCAAAAAAGTCGTTGATAACGTCGCTTGGTGCTGCATCCAAAATGGCTTTGATTGTGTCTTTCATGTCAATTCCTTTTTAACGTGGTTGAATTTACTTTGGTCAAAGTGACTCATCACCTCGGGGTAATGGTCGATTGCATAGTCACGAAACCAGCCTGAACAAAGTGTGGTGCACACCTTGTCTACGGCTTTGATGTATGCCTTCTTAGTTGGGTATTCCCACTTATTAGGTATCATCATTCGCTCCATTGCAATTACGTGCGCCTCTTCGGCGATGCACTTGATTTTATCCTCGTGCATTAGATTGTACCACAAGTCCTTGCTGCACCATGCCAGCGCCGAATCCGGCTGCAAGCGGGTGTACAAAGGCTTGTCGTAGTAGGCCACCAACTCATGCAGGTGGTCATGGTCGTATTTCTTCTTGACTGCATCATCAAAAAAATCTTCCTTGGTCTGCATCAAGTTTGGGTTGCCCTGTGGGTAGGCCTCATGCGTCAGGCGTGTGCGCTCCTCCAAAAAGCTGTTGAGGTGCGCACTTCTGCTCCCCGCCAAGTGCCTGTGGTACATGGTGATGTGCTTTTGAAAGCTCAGGTCACGCCACAAGTGTGATCGCTTGATCGCGGCCAAAACGCTTGGTAGGGCAACGTAGACCATTTGACCAGCAAACTCGATGGTGTACTGAGGGGTTGTCCACCTTTGCACTTCGCTGTTGTTCAGGTGCTCGGGGTTGTGCCACTCAGCTCCCCCAATGGGCGCTTCGCTGATGATGTCCCAATCTGCATCGTTGCGCAGCTTGAAACTTTTTGACCAGTGGGCCAATGCGCGTGAGCCGATCAGTACATTGCGTGTCATTCGTTTCTCTCTTTTCTTAACGTATTTTCAAAAGGAGGCCAATGCCAGTCGCTTTTGTCCTCGGGCATTCTGTGCCTGACGCTTACAGTAGTTTCCGTCACACAAAAACGCTCCATGTTTTTCCCGTCTTCAAAATCAGATATGTCTAGCTCCGTCCACGCTCCTTTTTTCAATAGGATTTTCATTCGTGGTGCTCCTTAAATGTGAACTGTATTTGACACCAAAAAGATGTCAAGGGCTTTGTGCAAACCTTCGCGGAAGGTTTTGTCGTCGAGAAAACTGTCCAAGCATTCATGCAAAAAATCACGGTTGGCTTGACCAATAGTGCGGCCATCTTTAATTTTTAGTTTGTTCATCAGTGCTTGTTGTATGGCGTCTCCGGCCTTGAACTCAATCGAACTCATGTCCTCTTTGCAGGCCACCGCCACACCAAGCCCGTGTTCACTAATAAGCGCATAGCCAAGTTTTAAATCTTTCATTCGTGGTGCTCCTTGAGTTGGTCGCGCCGACCCTCCCAGTTGCAGGTCAGGCAGGTTGCTGGTGAGTTCCAATCATGCGGCTTCATGCTGTGTGAATAATGTTCGCCCGTGTTCACCATGAACTTTTGATGGTGCTCTGTTGTGACCTCTGAACTGCCACATTGCGGGCAGAGGTGAAATGTTTCGCTCATGTGTTCTTTTCCTTTATGCCGTGGGCGGCTTCAATGATTTGTTTTTCATAAGCAGCTATAGCCGCATTAAAATTTTTACCATCGTTCATCATTGCTAAGTTATACCCAGCTTTCATGCCTCGCAAATATGTTTTATCAGCTAATAATTGACCCTCAAGCTCATCCGTTAATTGCTTACGGGGTTGTGGGTGGGTGTAGAGAGGTTCGTAAACACTTCCGTCAACAGGCTCTGGGGAATCACAAAAGAAAAAACACTTGTTGTGTTCATTCCAATACCTATACGCCACAGGCTCACCCTGCTCTGCCTTGGGTTGTGGTTGTGGATGTGCGTACTCAATGTCTACACGCAACTTGTCAGCATTGCCGCATCTAGGGCAACGCAGCAAAGCTGTACGGGTTTCAATTTTCACCACGGGTTCTTGCTTCTCTGCCTCTGCGATGGCTTGGCGCAACCTATTGTTTTCTGCTTTCAACGATTCAACTTTTCTTGCGGATTCGTAGAGCGCCTCTGCTACAACATTAAAGTGTTTCATTATTTCACTCATTTTTTACTCCTTGTTGACGTGCTCATCAAGCCAAGCCTGCACCTCGCCGCCTGACCACATTTTGCGTAGCATTGTTGGAAACTTCACTGGCTTGCGAATTTGTGGTGCGGGAATTGCCATATCTCCGCAGTTTGGGCACTCAATTTCCTGCCAGTTTGTTTGAAATTTTATTTTTTTACGCATTTCCTCATGCGCTTTCAACCAGCCAAACGCATAAGCGGTTTTTTCTGATTCTGTTTGACATTCAGGCGGAGCGTTTAAATATGGGTTGGTATATAGAGGAACAAGTATGTATTCCTTAGAATCCCCATTTTCTGAATGTTGTTCAGGCCAATGCAAAGTTTTGCTTCCTCCCATTCGATGAAAAACAGCAAATGCCACAGGCTCTTGCTGCTCTGACTCTGCAATGGCTTGGCGCAACCTATTGTTTTCTGCTTTCAACGCTCCAACTTTTCTTACGGATTCGTAGAGCGCCTCTGCTACAACATTAAAGTGTTTCATTACTTCACTCATATCTCACTCCTTTATGCCGTGGGCTTTTTCAATAGTTTTGACAATTTGACGCCAACTTGGAGCCTCTAGGTCTTTTGCTATTTCCCAGATTTGCTCATCCGTCAGCGGCTTGCGTTGTTGTGGATGGGTGTAGAGAGGTGTTGAATTTTTCCACAAATTTTGAACAAATGCTGGTTGTCGATGGCGAAGATTTGATTCCGTGATTGAAATTTCATCGCCACTTGAGTTGAGCATCATCCATGCCACAGGCT